GCTTCATGCATGGGTGTGCTGTAAAGGCCCTGTCTAGGTTCTGGGGCCATGGAGAGGCACTTCGGATCTGGCATAACCTAGACACTCAACTTCAGGATGAGGGTGTAAAGGCCAACGAGAAACCTGGTGCTGTACTCAACCCAGCTATACTCGTCGTAGAGACGAAGAACTAATACCCCGACCATGGTTCCACAGGGAGCTTGGTGCCCTTCTTACGCCGAGCTCCCTTTCCTTTCTTTGAACTACCTTTATGACTGCCTCTCTTCTGCTCGGACATAAACACCTCATAGATATCCTCGTCCACACCATAAGGATTGTTTGGACCATCCTCTAGCATGATATTTGACATATCAAAGGAGGTAATAGGGTTTTCAACCATCCCTTTGATCCCACCCCCTGCTACCATTTTTTTAACGATTTTAGGTTTGCCATCTTTTTGATGCCATTTTGGTATCTTTTTAGGGTCCTCACGGGTACTTTTTTGCATCCCTGCCTGTCCAAGGGTACGAATAGTAACCATTTTGTAACCATTTTCTTTTTCATCAGAGGTCCTCACAGTCTTGCCCCGTATACGTTTCGTCATTTTGCCATTCCTCCTCACTTAACCATTTTCTAACCATTTATATCCCATAACCTCCCGGCTCGGCACCACAAAATAAAATGGTTACGTCTTAGAAGACAGACGTAACCATTTTATTTTTTGCGTTGCCAGCTGCCCCTCCCTCAATAACCATTTTTATCTCCTTATTCATCACCCTACTCGACTCCCTACTCAGGACTCGCAAGAGACTCTACGGCTCCCATACCCCATATCGAAGCGAGATAGTATTTATAGATATTACGGCCCTGACTTCCTCTCCCCCTACCCTCCTCGTGGATTTTCCATACCTCTTCCCGCCGGATAAGCCCACTCTCTAGAAGTAAGATTACTGTATTCCGCATTCTCTGCTTCCCATACCCACACTTATTTCCCAGTTCTGCGATAGTAATCCCTGGGTTCTCACGTAGTATACCAAGTACTCGGGCACTCTTTTCACTGTGGCTCAGTTCCCATCGCGGCATTGATAGGGACCTCCTCGTAGTATGAATAGTGAACGAACTCGTACTCTGGCCCTAACCAAAACATTGGTGTATACTTAAACACATAATGTTTACCTGATGGACCCTCACAGAATTTCGGCCATCTCCTGACTGGTTCATCGGCTTCTACCAGCATCTTCTCTGTGACTACAACCCAGTCGGTTTGAACTGTCGAGGCTTCAGGTTCAGTCTTTAGTTTCAGGGCTCCCATCACGTGTAGTTTCATTCTGGTGACCTCGTGTAGAGGGCCTCATAATTCACCATACCTAAACGAAAACCCTTGAAAAATAAAAACCTATGACCTCCTTCATCAATGATAACCCGCGGTATTCCTCTAAACTTACATTCGTCCATCAATCTTGTCACGTGTACCGGGTAAAATCCAACCCACTTCTTACTTTCATGGAGTTCCCAGGGGATCCTCAGTTCGATCTCCTGTGGGTCCAGGCTTATCGTCTCCCAGTCCGTCAACTTTAAGCATCTCCTCTCTTTGCTTACGGGCCCACTCCTCAAGTGGGGTGACACTATTATAGTCAAACATGAACTGGTTTAGCTTTCCTGGTCTTCCTGTGAGAGGATACTTTTTCCAGTCACGCTGCTTTACTATAGCCCATGTTTCTTCGACACACTCCTGGAGATCAAAGCCCTCAGCTGTGCAGTAGTCTGACAAGAAGAGAACTATATCACCTATGGCGTCTTTCTTCTTCGCCATGTGTTCGATCTCTGAACCCCTGATGCCCGTCTCTGCTTTGATATAGGCCCTCGCTAACTCACCAAGCTCCTCAACAGCGCCGAGCAGAGGGGTATGGCTTTTCCTGTTGGGGAAATTGTGCAGGGTCCAGGGCTTCTGTTCTTCTTGTATCTCTCTAAGGGTTGGCATTATCTCTTCCCCCTGTTGTTGATGTAGGCTGAGCACTTGGTCTTCCTCTCACTCGTTCTCCTGAGACAGTGGATGTAAGCGCATTTAGGGCAGAGGTCCTTATCCACCCAGTAAGTGTATATGAGGATACATATAACGATGATTGTCAGGATTAACGCTTTGATCCTGAGCGGTGTCATTACCTCCACCCCTCCCAGTAAGATTTACAGTCCCGTACTCTCTTACCTTTGACCTGGAACCTACAGGCTCCACGCCTGTAGCATGTGTGACAGAGACTGTAAAGCTTCCAGCCTGTGCATATGATTACCCACAGTATGAAGATTATTATGGGTACCGCTGTGCACCACTTTAGTAGGGGTGTCATTACCTCATCTCCATCACTTTATAGAATAGACACTCTTTTACCTTGCCCTTGAACTTGAGTTGACAGGTCTTCTTCCGATAAGCACAGGTATTGCAGATACTACTATGGAGCCCACCCTTCCACCACATAAGGGCTACCAGGAATGTCAGAAGAACTATTCCCCAGAATAGAAGGAACATTACTTTGCTCCTCTCAACATCGGCACATCTATCTCGATCCAAGGACGCATGGTGGCCCGATCCGCAAGATGGACGATGATACCCGCCATGGTCCTACTCCTCGTCTTGGTCTCGATAGGGCCGTCTACTCCCTCGTGTACGGCCACAATCCCGAGAACTGCTGATACGTAGACCGGGACCTCACCTTTGCCAAGATACTGTCCTACATACAAGGGGTGGTTCTCCTGAGGTCCCTCGCTCGTCCCTTTAGTTCCGAAGACGAATATGTCATGCATTATGCCAGCGGTTAGACAGAGATCCCTTAGGACCTTGTCTTCGGGGGCGATACATTCCGCGAACGTAGCCGCTAGACTACCTGTGGCGAGTAGGTGGTTGATTAAACCCCCTGCTTTCTGGTACTGTAGGGGGCCCTCACTGAGATCTCGTTCGAAGATGGCCCTCGGCAGGGTACCGATCGAGGCGATAGCCCATTCCCTCAGTTCAGTGTTGTGGATATTCTCTCGTGCATACCTCTTCAACTGCCGGGCTTTGATAGAATACAACTGGCCTTTGTCGTTCACTTTGGTTCCCCCTCCTTAAGTTTCTTGAACAAGGTCCTCAACATCTGAGCGAGCTGCTTGACAGCTTTATCTTCTATTGTAAACACCGGCTTTTCTTCAATAATCAATGCCGGAACTTTGAGTAGAACTCTCAGGTTATCTTCCTCCTTCATTTTGGTTCCCCTCCCAGCGGGGTGTTCATATTGATAAACCCAAATCCATACTTTACGAGAATACGTAGAGCTTCCTCATGAACTTCTATGTCGTGGTGTACTTGGGCCAGTTCTTCTTTCAGCTTCTTGTCTGCATCTTCATCCTCTGAGGTGACGATATACGAGCGGAGTATCTTGGGTTCTCTAACCATCCACAAATTACGAAGATCTGCAAGAACACAGTCAAGTTGTCTCGCCAATCCTTCTTCTGCAAGTCGTTCACCCACACGGCCATGCTCGATAGCCTCAATTTCTAGCAAGAACTGAATAGTTGCTACCATCTTCATTTCGGTTCCTCCATCCCAGTGTAAAGAGCTTTCTTACCCCTACCCCTGCCTCCTCCTATTCTGCCTATGAGGCCCTTGTTAACAGCTTCATCCAATCTCGTCCTCATAGACTGCCTGCTCATTCCTGTTTCGGCTAGTAGTTCGTCTACAGTCTTACCGCCTGAGTTCTTGACAATCTCTACAATATCCTCCATATTCTGGTTCGCCATCATCTCCTCTGTGAATACTTCATAGCCTAGATTACCGGGATCTTCCATCTCGAATTGGATTTGGAGATCAGGTCGTTTGGGATACGCTCTAAATTCACGCTCCACAGAAATCTTATGGGCCCTCTCATCTACTACTTTAGTATACATAGCGGACTCTACCCACGCATGTAGAGTACCAGAGCCTAGCATACGCTGCCCGCCTCGTTCGCTCTTACCGCCTTTGTTCCAATGATGGATCACTAGGACGCTGGTGTCGTATTGAAACTTGAGTTTCATAAGCCACATAAGCACGGGTCGTAGATCCCGGGCGTTGTTGTCGTCTTTATCACCGAGCATCCAGTTGAGGGGGTCGAGGATGATGAGCTTTGGCCTGAACTCGGCTACTGAACTTTCTAGGAAGTCCTGGTCTTCTGTGCTTGTCAGGTCAAAGCCGAGGTTATTGAGGAAAAAGATAGGTAGATCTGCTGGTAGCTTAAGGTGCATCCTCCCCTTAATGTCCATCCAATATCCGTGGTCGTTCAATCCTCTAGCTGTTGATATTTTCAAGAGCCTGTCTTGGACAATCCATGGTGCGTTCTCTTCTTGTACCACGAGGACAGGGCCAGTAGAGTCTACTTTATACTGCCCTAAGAAGGGCACACCACCGGCTACGGAGATAGCTAATTCTGTGGAGAGCATTGACTTGTAGGTCTTGGGTTCCCCTGCTAACATACCATGTGAGTTCCTTTGCCAGATTTCCCTAATCATCCATCCCGGTTGCGGGTCAGGGTCAGCCAGTAATTCGCCATACCTTACCCAAGATGAACGCCCAAGAGTTCTATTAATTTGTATCGTTACAGGCTCGGGTACTTTTAACACGCCTGCTATTATCCTGTGGTGCTCATCTCTCCGGCCCTTGAATTTGTTCCACGGGCTATCTGCTAGTGCAGCACAGACATCTTCACGAGGTACTCCGGCTTCTAGTAGGAGACTACCCAGCTCCCATAACTTGTCTGATCTCTCGCCTATCTCTACGTTCTGTGTCTGTAGTAATTCTAGTGCTTTACGTTTCAGCTTCCCCATATATGGTTCAAGGGCCTGCTGCCATGTGAGAGTCCAGTTAACTTCTAGTTCGTCACTCTCGCCACCGGTCGTTGTAGCCGAGTTTAGGTTTGGGGCATCCGTCCCAGACATAGCACTCATAGAGGTGCGGAGGTGCTTTCTCGTGTATGTTCGCGATGTGACATACGATACCTTTCCCGGAGCTGGTGGATCGTATTTGTAGTTGGTGGTGCCAGGGATCCTCAGCACTTGCGTAAGATCCCATCCGCCTTTGTCGGCTTGACTTGCATAACTCAAGGACTTGTTCAGTTTTTCTGCGGTTGTAGAATTGGTAGGTTCCCTCAAATACCACAAGCACTGATGTCTCCCAGGGGAACTCTGCCATAAAACTGATGGCTTCACAGGCATGCCCGAAACAGGGGCCAGGTCCAGGTCCGCATACAGAACGGACACAATGGGGATGTTTTCTTTTATTCTTTTGGGTCCCGTCAGAGGCGTTGGACACCAATAGATATCCCTCTTCTCTGCTATGCACTCTTCTACCCACTTTATGAGTTCTTCTTTTCCTGTGGGCCACTCAAAGATTTTTTCAAACCACTTCTTTCCCTGCTTGGCGGGCACAGAAACCCAACCGCGTTGAGTACCCCACGTTCTGAATAGGATGTTAATCCCGTCAGGGGTTGTCATCAGGTTAGGCCTCGAGCTTAGTTACATCCTTCCATGTCAGAGGGAATGGAGGCAAGATACGCCAGGTAGGACCTACCTTGACAGCCTTAATCCTACTACGATATATCTGATAGAGTACCTGATGGTAACTAACACCATAGAGACTCATCATCTCATTGATAGATTTAGTGGTTTCCTTGACCGCTTGTAGGATGGCTTCTGAAGTGTAGTCGGCTGTAGACAAAGGGGGCGGTGCTCCTCTCAAAGATCACATTTTGTATGTGTTACTATCATTTTACCATACGTTGAAACTGTTGTCAATAAGGGGTTGACAAATGGTTTCTTGCATGGTAAAATTGACATGGAAAGGAAGAAATGACTAGTATGTGGGGAAGAGGAGGCAGGTTCGAGTGGACAAAGCTACGAGAGAAGCAAACACCAGGCGGATGAATGAGTTAGCTGTGCTGGCTCAGGGGGGTTCAGAGGAAGCGTTGGTGAAGTTGTGGGAGGGAATGAAGAAGTTCAGCTATAGGAAATTCTGGAGCTGGAGAAACAATGCTCCATACCCAGTACGCAGGTCTTACCATTTCGATGATCCCGAGGGTGTATTAGGTATAGCCTTTATGGATGCTGTTAGGGATTATGATGTCAGTAAAAGTGCGTTTATCACCTTCTACGGTATAGTCCTGGATAATGATCTCGGCCACGTAATACGCGATGTTGGTCTAGAAAAGCACACGGGTAGTCTGTCTTGGTTCTCCATAGATGAACCTGTTATCAATCAACAACGAAGTAACGGGCGCCGTCCCCTGTTACTGGGAGAGACAATACCCTACACCGTGGATTTTGATACAGGGCTCGACATAGAAAGGATGTTGGCGTTGATAGAGGAGTTACCTGAACGTGAACGTTACCTTGTTGAAGAATACTACCTTAAGGATGGGAATCAAACAAAAGTTGGTTTAACTCTAGGAATTAGTCAAAGTCATGTATCTCGACTCTTGAAAGAGGCCCTTCACACTCTGAGAATTGGTTTGCTAGGTCAGGAGAATGTGAGTTGACATAAGGATTAGGTTTATGTAAAATGTAATTGATAGGCAAGACACTAGCAAGCGAGAGGATGTGGCTTATAGTGGCAAAGGAGAAGCAGGAAAAGATCGCGATCCAAGAGAAGACGACAGCTAAGGGTAAGGTGATCCGGTTCGTTCCCATCTTGGCCATCCAGATTTCAGAGGCTTACGAACTCCGGGTGGAGTGCACGAACATGGGCAAGAAGCCTGGACTCAGTCATCGGGTCTTTAAGACCAAGGAGACTGAGTGGGAAGCTGCCCATGGGCGAACAGCTTATATCGGTCCCACCGCAGACGGGTTCTTCCTCCCAGATGACCTCGTTTCTGAGTACCTTCTCCAGATGAGCAACAACATGGGCCTGATAGAAAAGGCTGTTGAGGCCCTGCGTAACCCGAAGGAGTGAAGAGTAATGCGGGGTAGGATTATACGAGCTGCGTTTACCTGGATCGCCTGGTGTATCCTGTGGCCCGCGCTTGCTTTCGCAGACCATGCCTTCCCGCAAAGTTTCTGGGATGCGTTCTGGCCAACAGTCCATGGGATCTCTCTCTGGGCAGCTTTCATAGGTATCCAGGCGATGTATATGGTGGCAGACCGTGATAGAGAGGAGAAGATGAAGAATGGATAAGAAAGAGCGGCTTACCAGGATCCAAAGATTACAGTTTCAGATTAGGCAGATAGAGTGGCGTGCTGGGCGGCACATCTTTGCCTATCCTCATCTTCTTAGAGATAAAAATGACAGCCTTCTTAACCACTATGAAGCTCGAGTCAAGGAGTTACAAGCTGAACTTGAAGAACATCAGAGGGAACATCGTTTAACGCTTACGCCGAGGCTACGTCCTGGACGCCCTAAGAAGGTGGTGAAAGAATGACTGAGCCTATCCTAAGTTGCGAGCACGACTGGTGCTATGCGAATACCATTCTCGCGAGCTTCCCACCCAAACAAAGCCGTATCTGCCGATTGTGCGGGCTCACTGAGAGTGTCATGGTAGGCGAATACTCTGACCCTGATGAGTACTACCGACTCAAGAGGGAATTCGCCGAGGAAGGGGAATAAGCTCTGATGAAGAATAGATATTTCAGAGCTGGGGCCATCACAGTCGGGTCTATTGGAGTAATCTACGGTGTTGGGATGTTCTTGAGCAACCTGTTCACTGGACATCCTTGGTGGGCTATGGTCAGTTTGATTGTCGTGGGTCTTAATCTCGACACGATTATCATCGCTTGGAGGAAGAAGAAATGACACCAACACCGCTGTTCTGGTTTTACCTTGGAGTGGCCTGTGTTTGCATCATCATCTCATTCTTGATGGCTAATGGTATCAATCCGGGTAGGGAGATCTGGTGGCAGCTCCAGAGATATCGTCATAAGCGTTCGATAGCAGCGGATAAACGGAGGTACGGGAAACAATGACAACGGCTAAAGAGATCCTGGTTATCATCTTGCGGATAGTCTTCTCGCTTATCATAAGCTTTGCTGTTGGACTGATGGTCACAGGGTTAATTCAATACTTTGAACCAGGGGTTATCGCCTTTGGGGTTACGTTCGTGTATCTGATCACCCGTATTTCCAAGAGTGACCCTTGAGCCTATCATATATGGCTACAGAGAGGGCTAAGATCGATGCCTCAAACATCCGTGTCTTGCTCCACAGAGACGGGGCGGTGAGTCGTGAGACAGCCTCGGACTTCATGGAGATGTCACGGCGTCGTCTCATAAGTTATCTCGGCCTGTGGCGTGCGATTATGACTGACCACAGACGTATCCAGTTCTCTGGTACGCCTGTTGACGGGCCAGTAAAGCTCTGGTTGAAGGAGGGGAAGAGAGATGACTAGCAAGATTACTAAGTTTCGTGGAATTTCCTCAGGTGATTGGGAATCTTTATGTTTTGACGTAACTCGAGAAGATTTTACCCGTCTGATGGGCAAGCCACCTACCCGCTACGACAAGTCAATCGCTTATCACCTACTCTATAGGTTTTATCCTGACTATCTACTACCAGAGGTAGAGGACAGTTCTACATGCCTCTCAGACTTTGAGGTCACAGTAGAAGTTAAACCAACAACTGAATATCCTAGAAAGTTCAAAAGAATGGGAGGATGAACATGAGGAAGTATAGGATGTATGAGGTAGGAGAAATTAGAATGATCTCAATCAGTTTCGGGCGTTGGACTCACGCTGCAGGGAAGTACTTCATCGCCGAAAGGTTCTATTTCAGGGGTCATCACTGGACACCGTTCGTCTTACTACTCAAACGGTATGGAAGAAAACCACCTCCCTCGACTTTAACGTGGAAAGATTGCTCCGGTCCCGACGTAAAAAATAGGCGTTGACAAAGGTTTGCGGATGTCTTATAATATATGTATAGGACTAGTCTAAATAGGCATGTAGCAGGTGCTTAGGGGGAGGATCCTTGAATAGAGTTTACAGCCCAAGCCAGGGGTTTCGTTTCAATGGTGTCTCATTCATGCTAGGGGAGGCAGTCGAGCTCACGCTAGGCGAAGCAGATGTAAAGAAAATCACATTCAACTATGGAAACCCTGAGACTGGAGAGCTTAGGTTTCCTCTCGATATGTTCAGGTATGGAGTCATCATCTCAATCAACGTACCTGCGGATTACATGGAGATAGTCCACAACTTTAGGAACCTAGAAGAGTTCCGAAGCTACCACTTCAACCACGAAGAGGGGGCTTTAGCTAATCAGAGTAGCTACGGAAGCCACATATGCACACGAGATGCAATCTCTAGGTTAGCTCGTAGGATAAAGAAACCTAATTTAAGACGATGAACCTGTGGGTAGCTAGTGAGCGGGGTCTCCTCCTCTTCCCCGTCCGGAGCAGCCGTGGATCAACGGCCCGGGATCACTAGCTACCCATGTTCTTTATGAGAGGAGCTGACGATGTGCCAGTAGACATGGAAGGTCTTAAAGCTTTGATAATGTCCCAGATTAGTAGGGTTCAAGAACTGATGGGGATAGTTAATCCTAGATGCACTCTTGCACCTTCGATGGAAAAGAACGATGATGGCTCTATAGATTTTAACCTAATCGTTGTAACTCTCGCTACCTCTCCTATATGGCCCATAGACCTACACCTGGAAGCAGCTCATCAAATTCCTGAAGTCCTAGATGGCTTCATAAAGGACCTAGAGAGCCCAGGAGGTCCTGTGTATCGTCAGAGGATCATAGAAAGATTCGGTCCTGTAACCAGAAAGGTCGTCTTTGGGGAGGCGGAGAAGGATGGCGCACCTATTACTAGAAGAATGTTGCCAGAAGATAATGGACAACTGCCCGAGTAAGTACGCTAAGGCATACGCTCATCTCCTACCCTGTGTCTCAGGAGAAGCTCTGTCAGTCCAGATTCTCTATGTCCTAAGCAATCTTTCACATTGGCGAGGAGAAGAGGCCAGTCAGGTGAAAGAGTCATTGAGGGCCATCCGAGCACGGATTGTGAGAACTTACAAATGAAGTGGGGCGTAAGTGTCAGAACGCCCAGGCAGAGTCGGCTTTACAAGTTCGTAGGTGATACACCTAAAGAGTCTGGGGCTGTAGCTTTTGCTAAGAAAATGAAGAAGAAGTATGCTAAAGTTCCTGGACTTATAGTAGAACTTATATCTGTTACTAAAGCTTACCCCCCACCTAAGAGGGTCTTACATGAACTCACACAAGATACTCTGTGGTGTCCTTACTGTGTTAGAGTGAGGCTTTTCTATTGGGACAGAATGTTCGAGGTACTCAGATGCCCCGCGTGTACTATAACCACTGCCGAGTTTAATGTCAGGATACATAATCCACAGGCTCACCTGTGGTCTTCAGAAAGAGTCGGACGAGTCTCTAGAAAGAAAGTTGTGAGGAGGAAACGGAGTTGATAACACCAACTTATGTTGAGAGACTTGTCGTCAAGATACTTGAAGCTAGGAAAGATTCTGAACGCAATGGGTATGGTATCATCTTCCGAGAGGCTATGAAACCAAACGACATACGAGTTGAAATAATGGGTCAGGAATATCTCGTCTCAATCATTTCACGGCCTATGGAAAGGCGGGTTAGAGTTGAAGGGGAAAGCGATTAAATATAGGTATAAGACTAAGCCCTATCCCTTCCAGCGAAGGGCCCTAAAGAAATGTATGGGGGCCCTCGCTCGTAATGGGGGGTTTGGTCTATACCTAGACCCGGGCACAGGCAAGACTAAGGTAGCCATAGACGCAGCCTGTATCATGTTCCTCAAACACGGTTGGTACCGCATCCTGGTAATAGCCCCTATCACGCCTCTAGGTGTATGGGAAGATGAGATAGCCAAACATACTCCTGAGAATATTCCTTACGTTGTCCACAGGTTAACTGGGACAACTCGTCAACGAGAGGCACAACTAGTAGCCATCGCGGCAGCACCTGAACCTGAACTTAAACTTACCTGGATCCTAGTCAACTACGAGTCTGCCATCCTCTTAATGGGAGACTTGATTGACTGGGAACCACAGGGAGTCATGGTAGATGAAGTTCATTATATCAAGTCTTACAAGGCCAAGAGATCTAGGTTGTGTCATGAACTCAGACACATGGCCCAATTCCGTATAGGTCTCTCTGGTACACCTCAACCTAAGAACCAACTAGATCACTTCTCTCCATTCAAGTTCTATGATGAAAGTATCTTCGGAACTTCGTGGACTTTCTTCCGACACACATACGCAATCTTTGGTGGCTATCTAGGTAAAGAGATACTAGGGTTCAGGAATAGTAAGCAGCTCAGGAAGAAGATAGAACCTCTCATCTTTCGGATCACAAAAGAGAAGGCTCTTAAACTACCTGAAAAGGTCTATCAGTATATCCCCATTGACTTGTTACCTTCTACTAGAAGAATCTACGACGAGATGGCCCGGGATGCCATAGCATACATTGAGGAAAGCCAGAAGGACAAGGTAGCTATAGGTCAGATAGTCTTAACTCAACTTATGAGGCTCCAGCAGATCACTAGTGGTTTTGTCAAGGACGTAATGGGTACTATCCACCAAGTGGGGAGTGAGAAACTAGACGCTAGTGTTGAACTAGTTGGTGACTTGGTGGAGAACGGACAGAAAGTGGTTATAGTATGCACATTCCTGTGGGAACTCATGGAACTCAGGAAGAGGTTTAGGGCTAAGAGTATGGAGGTCCTCACGATCTATGGGGATGTCCCTGGTGAACTTAGGGACAAGAAAAGGAAAGTATTCCAGAGCAACCCGAGGTATCAGATTATGATTATCCAGATCGCCTCAGCTCTTGGTATTGACCTAACCGCTGCGTCTACAATGATTTTCCAGAGTGTAGACTATAGGTTAGATCACTACATCCAGAGCTGTGATCGCATCCATAGGCACGGGCAAACGCAGAAGGTTACATATCTGCACTTAGTAGGGAGGGGTACCGTAGATGATAGAGTTTATCAAGCACTTGCTGCGAAGCAAAACCTTTCCGATCTGGTCCTTGATAGTTGGCGTGATTGGTTTATGCCTGGTATTCCTCGGTCCGCAGGAACTGGTAATCATTATAAGTAGTGTGATTGGAGGCTACGGGTTACACTATGTGGCTAGCCTGTCATGGGGGGATGCACATAGACGCTGGGAAGTGAAAGAAAGTAAGGATGGAAAGACTCTGGAGCTCTGGATACAAGGAAGGATAGTTCCTGGTAACTTCAAGGCTATCATAGACTCAGAGGCTACAGGAGAAGGTAGGTTCAAGCTTCGTCTCAAGACAGGGTTTGAGAGTGAGTTCAATCTAGAAGATACCATGAGTCCTAAGAAGGAGGAATAGCAGGGTGATAATCGTTGAGGGAACTGACAACACAGGTAAGACTTCTCTGGTTCGGAGACTGACAGAGGAGATCCCAGACTTAGTGTATCAGGGTAGGTCTCCCGGGCACTGTCGTGAGATGGTAGTAAAGATAGCCGATGAGTTCCTCGTGAAAAGGCCACATGAAACCCTCTACAACATCTACGACCGCATCTTATTCTCTGAAATAGTTTACAATAGAGCCACAGGGAGGCCTGATAGTTACTTTACAGACGGTGAACTCCAGGCCATCATGGAGGGTCTTAAAGACCATCGGCCATTCATGATCCTCTGTAGTAGGTCTTCCGATAAACTCAGTCAGACGTTTCTTGCAAGTGAGCATCAGTTTGACATAAACGTCGTACTCAAGGCAAGGCTCTTATATCACGAGGAAATGAGGAAGTATGAAGATTACTTCTGGGACGGCATGGTTTACTCATGGGATATTGACCAATCTCCTCCACTCCAGAAGCAGCAGTTCGATGGTATCGTATATCATCTCAAGCAGTATCTCTCTATAGGGAGAGAAATATACGAGCGTCGAGCTGACTACATGCGGAAGGCCAGAGATATCTCGAGGGAGATGAGCCGTGATGGTCAACGTATCGGATATGGTTCCTCTGAAACTGGAGCCGGGTCAGGACACGCTGGTGGAGATACTCCGCTTCCAGTGGGATCTGGAGAGTAAGTATCATAAGATTGAAGCCAAGAATGGACACCCTAGACCTGCCCGGCTCTTTGACATAGACGACCTAGAGTGGCAAAGGTACCTGAAAGAGTCTGTTGGTCGTATCACCGACGAGTTGGGAGAGGCTAACAACAGCCTCAAGAACAAGCCTTGGAAAGCTACCCATATGCTGACGGATGAACAACATTACTGGGAAGAGATCATAGATGGGTTCCATTTCTATTTGAGGCATCTTCTTCTTCCCTTCCAAGATACTCATACACCTGAAGAGATTGCCTCGTGGATATGGCAGATGTATACCCAAAAGGGTCAAGTAAACCGATTCCGCCAGAGGAGTGGGTACTAAGTGCTTTATGTGAAAGGGCAAGACCTAGATGAAGTATGGAAGAAAACAAATGATCGCATGTTCTTTCACGATGAAGAGTCCCTGGCGAGGTATGGGGAACCTAGTCCAGTTAACTTCCAGAGACCTGGGGTATCTCTTCATAGCTTCCACAACACTATCGTATCAGAAACTGCAGAGACAGCGATGGAACTACTAGACTTCGGATATACGAAGACCAAGTGGAGTATGCTCATGCGACTCTACTTCGACCCTGTGGAATTCGTAAAGTTTATCCACAGACTCCAATACTTCAGACAAGGTAAGAGAGGCAAGCAGTATGTGCCCGATATTGCTATGCCTTTCAAGGTTAGAGATAGTAGGCTTGGGGCTTGTCTCCTAGCTATCTGTGTCAGGTTCTCTAGAAGTCAGGGGTGGGAGGCAGAAGTATTCACCCGGGCTAATGAGGTTACTTCCCGCTGGGGTGTAGACCTTATCTTCGCCCATGTCTTTCTCAAGACTGTGGGAAGTTTCTTGGGTTTCAGGGTTAGTGATGTTAGAGTCTACTGGAATTCCTCCTCTATGTTTCAGGGGATGGTCACGACTCCTCTCTATCTCTTCCTAGCCCATGGGGAAGAAGAGATCCAGAGACTACTGAAAGCTCGTGAAGAAGGAACTAAGGTATTCACTAAGTGGCAGGACAAGGCTCTTAAAAGGTATGGAGATTCTTTTGCCGCTCCAGACCCTAAGTATCAAAGCTTCAAGACTCAGCGAAGGGCTACTAAAGCTTACAAGATGGCGAGAGGAGAGGAAGCTATAGGCAGTAATCATCCTGCTACTAAGGACCTAAGCTTGCCGTATGTAGACATGGCTGATTTTGAGAAAGGTTACTTTGAACGAAAAGGGTTTAGATAAGGAGGAAATGTAGTGGCGACCCACTATCTATTTACGGGGATCGATCGGACAGGAGCCTGCAGGCAACACTGTAAGTGCGCGGCTAGGAGTTACAGGGAAGCCCTTGAGTATTTCGAAGCTACGTGTTCTGGACGCATGGCCAACTGCATTGTGATCGAAACTAAACAGGTGTCTGACAAGAAAGGCCAGACATGGGTTGTAGGATTAGTCAAGGGAGGTAGACGAGATGAGGATCTATAATAACTTTGGAGAGGCTCTCTCTGAGATCAAACGTGATGTAGCCGAGATGGGTATCAGAGTCCATCCCGACACATACCAAGATGTGGTAGTAAGGGATGATCCTAACTATGACACTTTAGAACTTCAAAACTACATATACACGGTAACAGGTGCTATGCTTGGTGACCTTCATCCCACTCAACCTTGGGCTGACGCAGAGTGGCAAGAGAGAGTGGTGGGTCTAAAGGGAGTAAAACCACCAAACCCGGGTGAGGCATGGAAACTTCGTAAAGAAGTCTGGAGACAATTCCTTAGGTTGCATGGTAAGTTCTCTTACACCTACGCTGATAGGTTTTATCACCACAGTGCTGGAGATGTAATAAAAGAGCTTCGACTTCGGCCGGAGTCTCGACAGTTATTCATGAGTGTATGGAATCCTATTGAAGATGTTTTATCTATGGGAGGTTACAATAGAATTCCCTGCTCTCTAGGTTATTGGTTTATCCTGAGAGATGGGGAACTCCATATGACCTACCTACAACGCTCGGCAGATCTAGTAACCCACTTCGAGAACGACATCTGGATGGCCATGAAACTTCTCCGCTATGTGGCAAACGAAGCAGATCTTCCTGTGGGAAACTTCACTCATTGGATAGGGTCGCTTCATATGTTCAAGAAGGATGCTGAAGGAGTGTTCTAAAGTGAAGGTATATCTTAGACTTCCGGGGACTATAGCGATGCAGGAGCTTATCGAAAGACTGAAACAAGAGGAGAGAGGTCCAGGTGATCCACGTCCTTACTACTTCGCCGTTGAACGAGTGACTAAAAGCTGGATATTACTCTCAAATGGATTACCACAGAATCTCATCGGAGAAGAAGACCAGCGTGACGAGATCTCTGATAGAACCATCATGAATAACTTCGTGGTGAATATCAGGTTTGAGGGTGGTAGGTATCTCTGGTTCGGGAGCTTATATGCTCTTAATAAAGAGGGAGCTAAGGTACTTGCGAGAAAGGTTATCAAAGACCACAGGGAGGAGTGGGGTGGTGGGAAGATAACTTACAAGTTAAGAGATACAGGTCCCGAGTTCGTGTTTCGAGGAACGATACATTAGGTTTGACAAGACTAACCCGGTATGGTATAATAGATGTAAGAGGAGGAGTGCAAGTGAGACCTACCAGGGATCATATTCTGATGGAAGTTGCCCGAGTATTTGCTACAAGAGGCACCTGTGATAAGGCCTACGTAGGAGCTGTAATAGCTAGAGACAGCCACGTCATCTCCACGGGCTACAATGGGTCACCCTCTGGTATGCCCCATTGTCTCGACGTAGGTTGTCAGATAGAGAATGACCATTGTGTTCGCACATCCCACGCCGAGGCCAATGCGATAGCCTTTGCAGCCAAAGAAGGATTGTCCACGAAAGGGGCTAGTCTCTACTGCACCCATGTTCCCTGCCCTACCTGTATCAAACTAATCATCAATGCGGGAATAGTAAGGGTGGTCATACCTCCTGGAGCTATGGGCTCCTACTCGTCTTGGACACCTAGTTATACTCTTTTAGAGGAGGCCAAGGTAGCCTTTGAGTACCCTGACCAGGGCGTGGCTCACACTCAGAAACCCGGACTGTGATGACTGTGTACTCGGTGAAACTGCTCAATGTGTATGCCTGATAGGCAGAGGACCGGTACCGTGTGAGGTCATGGTCATTGGAGAGGCTCCAGGTAAACGTGAAGATGAGATAGAGAAACCATTCAGTGGATCCGCGGGTAAGATCTTAGACCAGGCGTTCTCTAGCATGGGGGTTACCCGAGACGAGGTTTATATCACCAATGTGGTTAAGTGTAGACCTCCTGAAAATCGTGATCCGACCAACAAAGAGATCAAAGCTTGCAGTCGTTACCTTCAAGCAGAGATAGAGTTAGTCAAGCCGAAGTATGTTTTACTCCTTGGTAGGTTTGCTCTTATGAGTTTCTTAGGTAGAGGCCATTCGTCTATCACCAAGGAGCGGGGAAAGATCCAGAAACTCAATGGTATGACAGTCATAGCCACACTTCATCCAGCCTCTCTACTCTACAATCCTAAGAACCTTATCCTAGTTGAGATGGACATCACCAAGTTCTTCCGCCTTGTCCAAGGAACACCAGACCCCGTTGTATCATACAAGAAGACCATGACAAGGGTATGGGATGAAGATGCACTCGAGGAGTGTGTCAAAGCACTTAAAGGATCTAACCTGATCTCTCTTGACCTAGAGACTTCAGGCCTAGACCCTAGAACTCCTGACTCTGCCATATACTGTATAGCTCTATCAGACAAAGAAGGACATGCCTGGGTGATTCCTCTAGAGCACCACAAGAGTCCATGGGAACATAAAGCTAATATAGTGTATGATGCTCTAAGACCTATACTAGAAGACCCGAAGGTAAGGTGGGTTACCCAGAACGGTCAGTTTGACCTAGTGTGGCTCCGATTGCTTGCAGGGATTTGGGTACCAAAGATATACTTCGACACCATGGTTGTAGGTTACTTGCTTGACGAGAACATGCCTCACAACCTAGAGTTTCTAGTGCAACTCTTTCTAGGTGTTTCTAACTACAAAGATGACTCCAAGAACTTCAATAAGGACTTCCCTCTAGGACGCCTTATGAGGCACAATGCCAAAGATGCTATCTACACTAGGTCTCTCTATGGGCCTATGAATAAAAAACTTAGAGAAGATGTTAGACTAACCGCCCTGGCCAAGCATATCTCAATGCCTGGGATAATGCTGGCAACTGACATGGAAACCAATGGGGTTCAGATAGGACCAAAAAGGCTAGTCAAGGCTCGAATAAAGGTCAGGAAAGCTATGGAAGCAGTCACCGAGAAGATGAATGGGCTTCTACCTGAGTCCTTTAGAGAACTCCAGGGTATTGAAGTAGTGAATTGGGGTTCACCTAAACAGGTAGCCAATATCCTCTATAGCGAAGAAGGTCTTGGACTCCCTGTGGAAATAAAGACTCCTAAGGGTGCCCCGAGTACTAGCGAGAAAGCATTAATCCGTCTTCGTGATGAACATCAACTCATTGAACTACTCATGGAGTTTCGAGGGTTCAAGCATAGTCTGAGTTTCTTTCTTGATGGATGGAAAGACAAGATTAAACCTAATAACAGAATGTATCCGAAGTATAGGATAGCTCGAGTGGTCACTGGTAGGTTCTCAAGTAATGACCCTAACCTACAACAGGTACCCAGAGATCCAAAGATCAGAGGTATCATTACAGCAGAACCTGGGTGGGTCTTAGTAGAAGCAGACTTCAGCCAGATAGAGCTTAGGATTGCCGCGGAGATGGCACGGGATAAGAACATGATAAGGGCCTTTCTTTCTGGTGAAGATATCCACATGGCCACAGCTAGGTCTATTTTAGGATTACCAGCAGAGAAGGTTACAAAGGAGCAGAGGAAAAAAGCTAAATCTGTCAACTTCGGTTTCTTGTATGGTATGAGTGCAAAGGGCTTTCAGGAATATGCTTTGACTAAGTTCGAAACTTTCTTCACAGAAGAAGAAGCTGAAGAGTATAGGGCTAGGTTCTTTGGAGTCTACCGTGACTTACTGGCTTGGCATAAAAGACAGAAGGAAGTAGCAGCTAAGTTAGGGTATGTTAGATCTATCTTAGGTAGAATACGTCATCTACCTGATATTTATTCACCTGATAGGGGTGTTAGAGCTGAAGCACAAAGGCAGGCAATCAATGCTCCTGTTCAAGGGACAGCTACAGACTTTGTAGTCCTTGGAGCTTCTAAGCTTAAAGAACAACACGATAGAGACTTCCCTGACAGGTATCATCCGACGATGAGGATCTTGTCAATTATTCATGATGCTCTCCTTATGGCAATAAGAAAAGATCACGTAGACTACTGGGTGCCACGGATTAAACAGGTTCTAGAGAATCTCCCCCTGCATGAACTCTTTGGGGTGGGGTTCTTCATACCGATTGTGACTGAGATAAAAGTCGGAAAACATTGGGGGTCCTTACAGCCTTGGGAAAAATCCCGAACGCAGTAGACTTGGGTAGATTACCTAAACCAGTTCGCTATATCTGGTGTGTCATCGGCCCTATGGGGGTACACTCTGGAGCTACGTGGGGTGGGCTTAGAAAGGCTCTGGAGAGAGACCCAGAGAGTACGCTGTATATGTGTGATCTCAAACGTCGGAAGATAGTTAAGGAAGAAGAGGAGAAGGAATATATACTGGCAGCTTGGAGGGATTCCTATTGGGAACCGGAGTGGAATCTGGACCAAGAGATCTAGTTTTTATATCACTTAAAGGGAATGGAAAGGTGTACCACGTGAGTCGTCTATGTACCCGTATACCGGAAGATCTTGGAGCAGTCTCTATCAGTTCAGCTATAGCAGAAGGCCGTCACCAATGTAGCTTCTGTGGCGGAGGTCATCCCTGGCATAAAAGTCTTCCGTCAGGAGGAAGAGGAAGAGGAAGGGGGAAAAAGTGGTGGTGAGATCTGCTATTAGGTGGTTCTCGGAGAAGATGGAAGAAAAGATGGCTGAACATGATTGTGAATATGGGAAAGATGGATGGCTCCAGTCTGAACGGATAGGTCTTCTCCGTTCATTACAGGATAGGGTCTATGAATTAGCCCTCGATATCCGCGGGGGTAAAGACCCAACTGCAAATGCAATCCATACCGCAAACTTCTCGATGATGATCGCGGATAACTGGCGAGGGGGAAAAGGATAATGATGAGCTGGAGAGCATTAATGGAAAAGCCTGATAAGAGTCAAGAAGAAGAGGTTCTCATACAGTGCATTATAAGCCTCACCAGTCACCCACACTACTCACATAACACAGCTAAGGAGATATACGAACGACAGGTTGGACTTGCTCAAGGACTGTTTGATAACCAGCGAAGGGCGGGAACAGTAGAAGTAGTAAGGGAGAATTAGGTTTAGAAAGGCGTTGACAAGTGGATCGAGGTCACATAAAATATAGGCAAGACAAGGCAAAAGGGGGAAACCACTAGTGGATCAAGGGGAAGACCTTATCAGAGTCTCTCCCTCAGGCCTACGAGATTTTGCCTTTTGTGAGAGACTATATCTCTATACTCGTGTAATGAACCTTCAACCAAAGACTCTTGTGGGTCCTCTTGAACGAGGTACCCTATTCCATGCATGTCTCGCTGCTCTCTACGCAGGCGAAGACTGGAAGGGGCCCCTTCGAGAGTATAAGGCGAAGTTCGACGAACTAGGTGAAGAAGTAAAGGTCGTGCTGGGAGACATTCCCGGAGAGACATTCCGTACCATGAGGAGTTATGTCTATCGCTACCGGGAACTAGACTCAGAGTGGGTACTTGTATGTGATCCTGAGGGCAAGCCAATCATCGAGAGAAAGTTCAGTGCTAGAATTCCAGGCACTCCAGTAGTCATTAGGGGTAGGATAGACGCCGTTTTTGAGCACAAGCCCACAGAGACCATCTGGGTCTGGGATCATAAGAGTACAAAGAGTGCTACAGCTCCTATGTCAGAAGTCAAGTTCGGAGATATCCAGGGCATCATCTACTCATTGATGGTCAAGTCTCTCATATTCCACAACAAGAGAGACGTAGATGGAGTCTTGTTCAACTATCTCCGTAGTAAGCCTCCAGCAGTACCTGTATTACTCAAGAGCGGTAAGGCCCTATCTAGAGCCAAGAGTATTGACACAGACCCATACACCTTCTTACTGGCGTGTAAGAAGTATGGGTTTGATCCTAAGGACTACAAGAAAGAGATCCGGAGACTAAAGGGAAGACCCTTCTTCTCTCGGATCAAGGTTCCTGCGTCAGACCGCCTGACTAAGACTATCCTGTATGAGATCGCGACTAGGGCTATGAGGATCAAAGACACCACATACTTTACTAGGACTCTCCAAGAGAGGTTCTGTAATGACTGCAAGATGAATCCTCTTTGCATGGCTGAGTTGTTTGACCAGGACATAAACTCAGTAATTGCAGCTCTATATGAGCAGAGAGGAGACTTTGATGAAGAAGCGCAAGAAGTCTAAAGAAGGACTACCTCTGGTAGAGGAAGCTGAAGATACTTACACAGATGAAGTAGAAGAAGAGATCAAGGATCTCATAGGTCCTAGACCTATTGACATAAACATCAAGGATATCGAGAAAGAACTCTTCAAGGTCAAAGACCTTCCGAAGTATCTTCGGATAGGGATCTTCGGTAGAACTGGGGTAGGCAAGACGAAGTTCGCCGGGACAGCCCCTAGTGCTCTACTAGTAGACATGGGAGAGAAAGGACACCTGACACTCAGAAAGACCGAAGCGACAGTCTTTGTATGTCGCTCTTGGGGAGACATGGAGCGCATCTACTGGTATCTCCACAAGACACTACGTAGAGGAAAATGTCCATACAAAGTAGTGATCCTAGATACAGCCACAGGTCTTGTGGACTTAGGGAAGAAGTATCTACTTGACCTAGCTGGGATGGAAGATGTGGATAAGGACACCGTTAGTTTCGAGGGTTCTAAGTGGAATAACCTAAGCATCCTCTTTAAGTATTGGCTAGACGCCTGGACAGAACTTCCTATCAACCAAGTCTGGTTGGCTCATGAGAAACTTAAGGAAGATGATGAGTCCGGTTACTCCATCTTCCCGGAGCTGCCACCTGTAATCCGAAGCCAGTATGCTCGATCCGTGGACATACTAGCGAGAATGTACTTCAAGACAAAAACTAAGAGGACAAAGGAGGGGAAGAAATATAAGATCACTGTGGAATACCTCACGGCTGCACCTAGTGAGGACATACTGACAAAGGATAGACTGTTCAGCCTTAAGGGTATGCCAATGAAGAAGCCGACATTCCCTAAGGTGTGGGACGCTGTATATGGACAGGAGGATAATCCAGATGGGCGAGAAGGCAGTAAAGATCCACATCCCAAAAGACGCAGATCTAGCTGATGAGGCTAGTAATGTCGTCTTCAAGGTCCTCTCCATGGTGGAAAAGGACAGGAAATCAAAGGACTACAGGTTCGAGGTAAAGGTGAAGGCCGTTAGAGGTTCCAAGGGCGTTCACTATATCAGGTTACCCTTGACACAGAACTTCTTCATTATCAAGGGCTTCCTGAGGGGTCTCGGAATTAAGGTGTCTGACTCGGCTGCACAGGACTTGGTAATAGACCCTAAGAAACTTGTGGGTCGTGTATTCATGGCGGATATCGTTCATACTCCATCGAAAGATGGGTCTAGGACATTCGCCAACATCCGCAAGTTCCGCCTCTTCAAGACTAAGGGAGAAGTTGATAGTGAGCCTGAAGTTGAAGAGGATACTCCTCAGCCGAAAAGTAAGAAGAAATCTAAGGGAGTCCCTCCTCCTGACGACAACGAAGATGAGGATGAAGAGGATGAGGATGAAGAGGATGAGGATGAAGACGAGGATGAAGATGAAGACGAGGATGACTTTTAGTGCTAGAGTCAGTCCTCACGAAGAAAATACTCAAGGCTCTCGAAAGTGAAGTCGGAGGTTGGTGGATGAAAGTGCATGGCGGTCCCTACCAGGCTGCAGGTGTTCCTGACCTTCTCGGGTGCGTCAACGGTAAGTTCATCGCCCTTGAAGTGAAGAGACCTGGTAATCGTCGTGGCTTGACCCCACTTCAAGCAGAGGTGATTTCACAGATAAAGGAGAATGGAGGGGTGGCCTGTAAGGTAGAGTCCGTGAGAGAGGCCCTGAAAGCAGCTTCACGGTTATTGGAGGTGTAAGACCATCGTAGCAGAAGCTGGAGACCTAAGCAACATACCAGACTCCGACCTTCTTTCCATGCGAGAAAAAGCTCTCTTGGTAATCTCTATGGGAGAAGTCCACAGGGCAGGAGAGGGAGAGAGAGTTAAGAAACTGGCGAGTAAGCTCATTGAAGTCCACACCAAGGGCCCAGCCCTGGTGTATGAACACGTAGTGGCCAGTCTCTTAGTCTTAAGGCTCTTACTTAGAGCTGGTGTTGCAGACTTAGGAGACGAGGTTTCCTACGGAGAGGTAATGAAAGCGGGAGACCAGGTGATACTAGAAAGTGTCGACCGCTTGATAGCAGGGCAAGTGGTCCTTGAATATGAGGACGAGAAACACTAGGAGGTAAGATCACATGGCTAAGAAGAAGGCAGCGCCCGTAGTCGAAGAGAAGGACGACGTCGATCTGGATGACCTCGACAACCTCGACGAACTAGCTGACGACGAGGAGCCCGAGGAGGAAGAGGACGACGAAGAGGAAGACGAAGAGACTGAAGACGAAGAGGAAGAGGAGGAGGAAGAAGAGGAAGAGGAGACTGAAGACGAAGAGGATGAGGACGTAGAGGAAGAGGAAGAGGAAGAGCCGAAGCCGAAGAAGGCTAAGAAGGAAAAGAAAGAAAAGAAAGCTGCTAAGGAGCGGAAGTTCGACGTCCCGGATGGAGCTATTACGACCAAGGAGCTCGGGACTGAACTGGGTATCTCTCCTCGCAGCCTAAGGGTAATCCTGAGGGCGAAGTTCTATCCGGATAACGCCTTCACTCGGTATTACTGGATGGAAGGAGAGCCCATCCTCAACAAGATCCGTGACTACATCCGGTCTGGCCGGGCTGTCGCGGACTCACCCAAGAAAGCCAAGAAAGAGGTAGCAGCTAAGACCAAGGTTGTAGACGTGGTCCCGAAGGCGCAGCCGAAGGAACAGAAGAAGGGCAAGAAGAAGCACAAGAAGGGCAAGAAGTAAAGACACGGTAGGACAGAGGGCCCAGCCTGGGTCGAGGTTGGGCCCTCTTTTTTTCTCTACTGGGGTGGAGATGCTCCATCATTCTTAATCTGCTGTCCCAATTTGTAAGCCTTCAAGATAGCGATCAATTCATGCCAGGCCCCGCCTGCAGCTCCCACAAGTAGACCTGTGACTAGAATATCGGCTACTGGCCATTTTACTGACAGTCCCATTGACATTAAGATGCTTCTCCCCGTTTGTAATGAATAGTAGACGCCAGTCATTATAGAGAGAATGCATACTACTATTTCAGTCTTCTTGGGATCAGTCACTAGAAGGACCACAAACTTGCGAGTCTTAGACACCACCCACTCTACTATAGCTCCTAGAACAATTAAAGCGATAAGATCTTCCACAGTTCTTACCTCCCTTTCATGACTCCATCCACAATGGCCTGGGCTACCTTCATCCTCCAGTCTGGTTGATTGGAGAGTATCTCCTCCTGGACGTTGGAGATAAAAGCTATCTCTACTAAGATGGCAGGTGCGATGGTCTCTCGAAGAACCATGAAGTTACCCTCTTTAACTCCACGGTCTGTTAAACCTGTGGCTTTAACCATACACCCCTGGACAGACTTAGCAAAGACCTCGGCCTTACCCCCCTTCTTGTAAACAAAAGTCTCGGTCCCATGAGCACTAAGATCACCACTAGAGTTGTGGTGTATACTCAAGAAAAGGTCACACTTCGCATTATCAGAGATCTTGCAACGGCGTCCTAGATCCTCTGCACTCACACGAGGTCTACCATCACAGAGGTCTACGTCCGTCTTCCTGGTGTAGACTACTGTGGCTCCTATAACTTCTAGCATCCGACCTACAGTCAAAGCCAGTTCTAAATTAAGGTATTTCTCGTAGGTGTCTATCTTATCCTGTTGGGAAGTCTCGAATCCGTCTACAGCTCCGGGATCTCTCCCTCCATGCCCCGCGTCTACGCAGATACTAAAGCCAAAGAGAGGTCGGAAAGCGGTTACATGACTGGGGTTTAGGTCCACAGGTGGAGTGGGATTCTCTAGAGCTTCTACCAGAGGGACCAAGTCTCTTAAAATCTTGCTCACCTTATCCAAAGAGATCTCCTCCATTGGTCAACACATTATCTATCTCACGAATATCTACCTTTAGAGCCTTTGCCAGTATCAAGTTCTGCCTGTCCATTTGCCTAACAAGCCGACCTGTGGCTATTCTCAGAGCCTTCAAGTCAGTACGCCATATGTAAAACAAAGCACCTATCACACACCCAGCTAGACCGAAGTTAGCCCAGAACTGTTCTATCATTACCCTCCTCCTCCTCTATTGCGTTCTCTTAGTAGGGTGATTATCCTTCTGATAGCCGTGGGCTGGTCTTGGAGATCAGCGTCAGGGCTAAGGTTAATACCCATCTCGGATAGCTGTTTAAGAAAGGCTTCTTTCTTGACTGCATCCGTGTCTTCTATAGCTACCCCTAGGTCTTGGAGTTTCCTTATGACAGCCCGTAGTCTATCTCTCTCCTCGTAAGCTGCAGTTACGTTTGTTCGTTCTTCTCCATAGGTAGGAGGAAGCCCAAAGAAGCTACCCGTCCTAGTCGCCCAGCGGGGATTCTCTGGGTCTGACATTATACCGAGGTTTCTGAAGAATGGCATTTGCTCCCAGGTGTAACCTAAGAATCTCTTATTCATCTCCGGCATCTTGATCCCGAGCTTTTCTAACTGTCCCAGGAAGGGTATTGGTGTAGTCTCACCTGGGTAGTTTTCAAGTGGTCTACCACTAAAGAACTGAGTGTTTAGTAGAGTTTCAGGAAGGAAGCGGATAAGAGGGTTTACTGCACCCAGAAGTTCTCTGACCTGGCTCACGCTTGAGGGTATCTTGGATAGGTCTTGGTAGGGGAGATATGGTATCATAAACTTACCCTTACCAGGACCACTACCACGGAGGAGTATAGCTTCAGCCTCTTCTAGGTAGTTAGGCACATCTTCTGTATCATAGGGCTCGGTAATGTTACCATGGATCTTGGCAAAGGTAGCGAACTTGCCAGGTTGCTTGACCATCTGCGTTAGTTGGAGTGGTATGTTCTTGCGAAGCCAGGTATAGAATGGGATGAACTGTCTCATTCTATATCGCTCGAAAGGAGTTAGATCCCAGTAGTCAAAGAGGAACAATTTAGTGTGAGCAGCAGCTTGGGCAAGAGTGTCTCCCTTGTAAAGCCTGTCTATGAAGACGGCGAACCTAGTCGTATCATCCACAGTAACTGTAGCTTTTGCAGAGATTTCTGTGTACCGATTTAACGCCCTAGAAAGACGATTGCCCTTTTCTGTTGTCCTTTGGACAAACTCTGCCGCTCCAGCACCAACGCCTGTGATACCATGAGTCTGGGCATAATGGACTAGTGTTATATTGTCGAGAAGAGAATAAGCTCCATCTTCTCCTTTTACTGGAATGTGGTTATTCCATTGACCACCCTTACCAAACTGCGGGTCATTCATGGCTCTCGAAATAGTCTTGACTGAGCCCGGCTCAAAAACACAAACATCTTGACTCTTATCAGCGGAAGACCCAAAGATGATACCATCATACTTCTCTGACCGTAGATGCTCAGATACCACCTGGGAACCTTGAGTAGTTCTGGCCTCCAGGAGAGCCCTAGTCCCATCAGAACGTTCCAGGCTCATGGCCTCATCTGTGGCCTTAGCCCCTAGAACTCTTGCACCACCTTTTCGTTTCAAGTGTAGACCTGCTTCTATTGGCTCTACTTGTCTCTTGAGCATTTGTTCAAGAGTATCTAGAGGGAAGAGTTCCCACTCAGGAAGATCAACGATACCCTTAAGATCACCTTGTAGAAAAGCAAGTTTTCTATTATTGGCCAATATGATACGAACTTCTCCAGCACGAGTGGCTGCTTGAGCCCTAACTATGCTATCTAGTTGTCTAGGCGTAATCATATCTGGGGCTATAAGAAGTATCTGTCCTCCAGCTTCTCTGTCCATCTTAACTATCTGAACCACGCCAGCTCTTGTGTCTTTTATCTCTGTCTTGAGGTATTCTCCCATTGGAGCAATACCGCCAACAGTCTCTCCTTTGGCTGGCAAGTCTATAGAAGTTAAGCCTTGTTCATGGAGAGGTCTTACTACCTGGTCCCACTCTGTAATCTCAGTAGCCCGAAGTTTGTAGTTCGTCTCAAAATCCTTCCAGCTGCGAAAACCTAGTTCATTCAACTCTGATGAGAACCTACCAGAAAAAGCTGCTTCTATGTCTGCGTCCTTTTCAACATCACTTGCCCACTTACGGAAATTACCTTTTACGTGAGTCTCCATAAGTGTTCTAGGATCTACACCTTGAGGATATCCTGTAGTAGTATAGAGTCCTATAGGACGAGACGCATCTCCAGTAGTCTCCGCTATTACTGGAGCAGCTCCCTTCCCCATCTTTCGTGGTGGTCTGGTCATTTGTTTGAACTCTTCAGTAGTAGAAGGCACTCTATAGAGGGTATGATAACTTGGTTCTCCCAAGCCTGCAGGTATCTTCTCTATCATCATTTCTGCATAAGCATGAATATCTTCATACCTACCCCAAGAGTTTATACCTCTCCAGAGTCTTGTTCCGGCCTCAGGATATCTGGTAAAGTTCCTAAGACCGCCTAGCCAACCCATTTCTACGTTTCCCGAGAAGTCTCTAGGGTAATGGCCCCAGTTCCACAGGTAAGCAACGGTCCGGAACCAAGAAGTCACGTCATTAAAAAGCTTCTCAAAGCTTGAACGTTGAAACTCATTGAAGAAGAGTTTAGCATATTCATTATAAGCATTCACCAGAGCCTCAGGCATAAACCTGATTGTATGTTCGGGACTATCTAGGAGACCTTGTGTAAGTTCATCCACGATCTTGAGTTCAGGTCTATAGTCTCCAGGTCTGATATGCACCGCCACATATCCGGGAGGCATGCCCTCACTACCGAACCACTTCATCATGGCTTTGTAGTCTAAGCCATACTGCTCGACCGCCACAGAGATAAACTTGGATACCTCTTCGGCCATAGAAGCATGACGGGCACGGATCACACCAGAGACTAAGGGATCCTCAGCAAGCCACTCTCGGCCAAGAAGTTCATTTACCTGTCTGGGACTCACAGCTCTGGCCAGAGTAGTTCTTCTCTTTAGGTGTGGATCAAATTTACCGAAGAACTCTTCAGTCCGATGAAGTTCAAGATCATCAATCTTCGGTAAAGGTCCTCCCCCAAAGGCTGCCCTGACAACAGCAGCTTCACCTTTTCTCAACCTACCCCCGGTAACTACAAGAGGAACATACGGATCCATCTCCTTGATTGATAGACCAAAACCACGCATCCAGTTAAGGGTACTGGCGTAATACTTCTTGAGAGCCTTAGCTGCATCGCGGAGGCGCTCTGATGTGAAAGATGCTTCTTTCCCAAGGGCCACTGCATGTTTAACATCCTTTCGTTCTTGTAAACTCATACCCTCGAATATCTCTCTAAGAGCCTGTTCACTTTCAGTAGTAGCCCTTATGCGAGCTGTGCGGGCAGCAGCCTGAAGTCCCTCTACAACCTCATGCATAACATCAGCCCCAGGCCTACTAATAATAGGGGCTCCAGCCAACCCTCGCATGGCTACGCTAGAGGGAACAGTCTTGGAAACATACTTGGTGCTGAACTTGGTGAGGAGCTGGTCTATGAGAGGAATGTCTGTGAGCTTATCACCAGCCCACTCTACACCTTTCACGAGGTGTTCAGTACCTAGAAGAGGGATAGTTCCTATCTTCTTATTAAATCCAGGGACTTGAATTCCTAGACTAAGCCTCTTAAACTCACTAGGTGAAAGTTTATCTGTGATATTAAAACCACGTTTCCTGGCAAGCGCAGTCAGAGCTTTTACTACTTTCTGTGGATCATCTGTAAGTTTATGTTCATAGGCAAAAGCTGTGAACTTCTGTAGGAGCTCACCTATAGAAGCAGGTTTGGCAAGCTTAGCTAGAGTATCTGGAGCCATGCCCTTGAAGAACTTAGAAGTTACCTTCTCACCGAGTATTCTTGTCAAGGCTTCCACTGCTGTCTCGGCTCCTTTTATAGGAGCTTTGCTCACGCCCGGGAGTATCCAGTTAAGGGGATCTAGTGGGTTGAAAACATCCATGAGGGTACCGGCGAGGGAGGCTTTAGTGGGTTCCCAGGGACCTAGCTTGAAGAGTCTTTCTTCATCACTGATACCCATACTACGAGCAAGATCTCTACCCCAAGTCTTCTCTTGTCCCGAGAGTCCTCTCCAAAAAGCTTTGAGTGGGTCTTTTACTCCAGGAGTAAAACCAACATTAGGGTCTGCAAACTCCTGGAGCATAGTGTTGATCCCATGGATGGGTCGACTTAGTAAATCAAAAAGAGTACCCAGGAAACCAGGAGACCGAGCAGGCTCGCCTGCTTGGGCTTGGCCAGCTTGACCCAGTCTCCCCTGAGCATTAGCTATCTCCTGAAGTACTCTCTGGTAATCAGTCTGGGCTGTAGTCTTTTTCTTTGGTGGTTGATACCCAGGCAGATATGGGTTAGTAGTATTAGGCATCTAGGCTACCTCCTACCTAGGACCTGTTCCAGGATAGACCGGGCGTGTGGTACCAGCGATGATATTTAGAGCCTGTTGGACCTCTTCTGGAGTCGCACCAAGACGACTCTTGATATACATTCCTTTTTGTGTCGCGGTCATAGTAGCAGTAATCGGCAGACGTAAGATCCGTACGATCTCGTCCAATCTCTTCTGCTTATTCCAAGTGGAGAATTGAACTAGAAGGTTAGGTGGAACAGTTGCGAATGCGCTTCCAGGATAATCTCCAGCAGCCTGTTGAGGCCACTTGTCCTTGATGGCTCTCTCTACCGCGCTAATAAGAGCCTGACTTGGCCTGTAAGTCGGATCACTCTTCATCGCAACCCAGGTTGCTCTAGCAACGTCAGCGGTTGTTTGACTGAGGATAGTATTCAACTCTCCAGCACTCACCAAGTCTAATTTATAATCAGCAGCAAGTTTCGTGATTGTAGCCTGTTGCGCAGGATCCACAGGTTGGTTATACCCGGCACCCCAAGCAGTACCCTCCGCAACACCAGGAATTCCAGCTGGAGCAGTACCCAAGGCCTCCCAAAGCTGCATTAGGTCTCTAAAGTTTGAGGCTCCTTCGGTACCTGCACCTGTTGTGAACATGGAAGTTCCTGGTGTGACTCCAGGGATCCCACCCGGAGCTTTACCCGACATCTCCCAAACCCTCATGGCCTGGTCGAATGCTGTATTAGCTTGACCAGTTTGAGTAGCTTGTTGCCCCATAAGAGTATTGATTAACGAAGAGAGATCACCGATGCCTGCCTGTCTCTTGTTGAAAGCATTTGACTCTAAGCCGGGGATCAAAGAACTTAAAGCATTGGTGAAATAATCCTGTTGGATACTGGCCATTCTATCTCCAGTCATAGTGCTGACCCCACCAGGTTGAGGAAGGATCCCTCGAGCTGCCAGTTCCGCTGCCGCATTCTCTGTGGCCAGGTTAGCATTATACCCGGCTTGTTTACTGGCAGCCTGATAGGCAGGATCACTTTGAGGGTCATAGGTAAAAGGAGTACCTACAGCACTTTGATATTGACTAAGGAGTTTATTGATAGCCTGACTAAGAGGATCTGTACCCTGGAGTATTGGGGGAGAAGGAGCTCCCCCTCCGGGAGTTCCTCCTCCAGCAGCTCCACCAAACAGACCAGGATTAGCAGACATAAATGATTGAGCTTCAGTAGGGTTAGTAAAGGCGATACCAGCAGCCTGTTTCCTCTTGATCTCAGCAGCATAAGCCTCTGGACTCCCGAACCCCATCATACCTCCTGCACCACCGACACCAGCTCCACCGGCACCAGGTATAATAGAACCGGTACCAAGAACACCAGTACCTGTACCCGTGTTAGTTACGGTACCTGGGGATACTCCACCCTTGCTACTATACAAACCACCCGCGATAGAGTTACTCCATTCTGTGATCCAAGGTTGAGCAGAACCTACCTTATTAATCTCTGCCATTATACGGTTCTTCTCGTCTACTGTGGAGGCCACACCCAGACGCCGATAAAGATCACCAACATAACCTTTTATATATTCCTGGTCATATTCTCCTAGATAGACAGCAGGAGTGGACATGGTTATTTACCTCCATCCTCTAGGGTAGAGATAATTTTGTCTAGAACACCTTTATGTTCTGCAAGCGCGTGTTGTCTCTCCGCATTATCCCTTTGTTGAGCCTCTACATGGAGTAGCTCGTGTTCTATCTGAGCTCTCTCCCGTCGTAGTGCGTCAATATCTTCAGGAATTTCACGCTCTTCAGTGATAACAACCCTCTTGTGTATTTTATCCCAGTGAACTGTTCTTTTCACTCTTACTCCTCCATCCTAAGAAACGGTACGACCCACACAGCAGCATCTATTCTCCCAAGTTGACTGCTACTCATTTCAATTGTATTCCAACCTTCTGCTAGGTATGGAGCAATATCAAGACCATCCTGGTTTGTATCAAAAGGTCCTCCCAGAGCCACAGTTCTATCCACAGTATTGATATAGACTCTGACTCCAGCAGCTTTGTAGCCGGAGATATAGATCCCATAGACTATTCCATGCTCGTGGTCAGCAATATCTACTGTGTGAGTATGAGGCATCCCATGAACATGACCCGGGACACTGTGATCGTGCGAAGGTCCGGTGTGAGCGTGACCCGAGTCGGTATGCGCGTGCGATGGCCCAGTATGAGTATGGGCCTCTTCACTCCCGGTTGGTGTTGCCACTTTATCGTAAGTATGAACATGAGCAGCAGGTTCAGCGGCGCCGGTATTCACACTTGTAGTGCTGGTCGCGTGAGCATGAGCAGTACCTGAGCCAGTTGCCCCAGTACCGTTTGCACCCAAGTTAGCAGTACCTGAGCCAGTTGCCCCGGTGCCTCCGGCCCCCGATGTTCCGGCGGCGACCGCTGCTGTATCAGCCGCTGAGGACGCGCCAGAAGTTGGGGCCGAAGCACCTCCTACCGCCGATGATGTAGACCAAGCTCTGAAGTATTCTAACTGGATCCTAAGTTTGGCCTCTAGTATAGAGTCTAATCTAAACTTATTCGTGCCTCCAGGAAGATAGATTTGAAGCTTTAGTCTTTCAGAGCTGTCGAGGTTTTCTACCCGACTATCCTGCCATGCCTGGAGTCCTCCTATGCTACGGTCAAAAAGCTTTACTCCTTTATTAGTCTTGAGATCAGTCACATTCTGCTCATTCAATCCAGTAAAAGTCCGTCGCAATTGTGATTGAAGCTCACCAAAAGCTTTAACAATATCTTCTGTTGAAGCCTTTGTTGGTAGTGTTACACCCTTGAACTCAGCCATTGATAGACCTCACTCGGTATCTAAGAGTAGCCCCTCGGATACTTACAACTCCAGTCCCTGACAACTTCATTCTAAAATAATCACCATACCCAAGATCAGCAGAAGTAGGTGGCAATGAGATCTTTAATCTATGACTATCATCCGTAACAGCTACAGCAGTACTCCAGTCATCTTCATCCACAGAGGGCGAATACTGGAAGTTAAAATGCCCAGCATCGGGGCCTAAGATGACCCTCTTGAATTTCATCTCACCCTGGTTTTCAAGGGCTGCTGTGACTAGTTCCCAGGCTATTGCGGTACCATCATCAGTAACCCCAGAATTAAGCTCATACACCTTACCGTCACTACTCAACATGTAGTCCTTGTGGTTAAAGTGGATAAAGGATATAGGATGCCATATACCCTCGTAAACATACCACTCTCCTAGAAGAGTATCGTAGACCAAAATAGTATCAGGTACCGTTGAGACTCCTGTGGGAATAGCCATCCACAGTTCTCGGTCGTTGACTAAATGACCGCAGATCCTATCTGTGGCATCTTGATTAACTAGGTCCACCCAATACTGCACAGGCTGGGAGATAATAGAAGGAGTAAGTCCTACTTGAACTTCTGCTATACCTTCTCTTCCCCAAAAGTATTGTTTCTCTCTATGTCTAACTAGGGAGTGCTGGGCGATGCAGCCAAAAGATGTGGGTACTTCTAGGATTGCGACGTTTGATGAGTTAGGAAGCCCTATCATCTCAGCTATACTATCTTCACGATGAACCATAATCCCACCATAGTCAGAGAGAGCCATCATGGGTTTATCTGTGTCCTGGGCCAAAGTTTGAGAACCAGCCCCATCTACTCCAGTAGAAGCCCAATCTGTAGGAATGTTAATCATACACCAAGATAGAAGAAAAGCTGCAGCTATGAATATACGGTTGGTATCCGCGACAATGAAGGGACCAACGGGAGCTGTGCTGTATGGAACAGAGTGATAGGTAGCATCCACATGAACGTCGAATGGGACATTGAACCCATTAGTAATGATTAGGCTACTACCAAAGTTAACTGCATCCCAATACGCACTAGTGCTTTTGCTTCCCCCTCCAGAGACAGCAGCCCAAGAGTCGCCAGCATGAACATAGGTGATCCCACCACGTCCAGCCACCAAAACTGGGGTTACCGCAGACTTTGGGTGTCCAAAGACAAAGAGTCCATGAACTGTGCCAGAACCGGGAAGGGTACTATGTAAACTTGTTCCAGGACGAGTTTCACTCCAGGGAAACTTACTCCCACAGAGATTGAGGATACTACTATTCTTCTTAACAGTGTTGGCTGGGGAGAAAGTATCCACACCCAGGCCCAGCACAAAATCTTTGGTGAGGTCATCCTTACTCATACTTCAGTCTCCTCGTCAGGATCTACAACATCAGATTTGACTAGGGTCATGGCCACAGGAGTATTATCTCCTCCTGTGCTAATATCTAGTGTGAACTTGTCAAGTTCAGCAAGGACTTCTAGGAAGTCCCGGTAGAAATCACTCTTCTCGTCAAGTTCCTCACCACGCTGCTGGGATTTAGCAGCAGCAAAGGAAACTAGGCCCCACTCGAAACCTTCTGGTATATCGGCGATAGTTGGGAGTCCGTAGTAGTAAAGGTCTATCTGGTCGGCCAGAAGGAGAGTATTATTGATAAGGATTTCTTTACGCCAGAGTCTGTATCCATTAGTAGACTCATCATTAAGTATTCTGGGCTGAAGAAACCTAGTAAACGTGCTCCTTATGAGACTAACTTCCACAGGCTTGTAGAAGTCTGGGGGTAGCAGGAATCTTTTGGTGACAGCAGTAATCTCGTCTGCGGTTATTGTATGATACCACCAAGCTTCTTTGCGTATGTAAGGTGTCATCCTACGAAGTCCCATGACAAACCAGGAGTCCATAATAGTAGGAGTGAGTACTTCACTCGTCAGATCTAGCACGGCCTGTCTCATTTCCTCAGTAGTTAAGGAAGCCATTAGAAGGGACCACCTTCCTCTTTCTTAGTCCAGGCAGAAGTTCCATCTGTCTTCTTGCCCCAAACAGAAGTTCCATCTGCCTTTTTAGTCCAAGAACCTGAAACTGGTTCTGTGTCTTCCCCGATTGAGCTTTCTGTGTCAGTTGTCTTTATCCATAAACCTTTAACTGAAACAATAGAAGTTCTAAATCTTACCTCAGCAGCCCTAATGAGGAAAATTAAACGACTTATCCTACTGGAGAACTTCACAACTGCTTCGATAGTTATAGAAATCAACCTTAAATATCCAGCTGAGGCTGTAGAACTAGTTTTGAAGGTTGTTGAGATATTAAGATTTGTGAGTCTAGAAATTGTAGTACCAGCCTTAAAGGTTGTTGAGATGGTAATCTCAACAGTAGTGGAATAAGAGATGTCCAGCACCGGCCTGAGCGCCGGGTCCGTGCCGTTGGCGGAGGTAATCATGAGGTACTCAGTGCTGGTCGGCGGGGTCGCGCTTATGTCCTTGCCTGCCTTGAATCCAAGACAGCTGATGGCTGTCCTCGAGATGTCCTGGAAGTCGGTTAACGTAAGGACGTAGGCCCCAGTCGGCACCATGGACACGCTGCCCCGCGAGACCGCGCCGAAGTTGTTGTAATCGGCGGTGCCCATCGGGTTGCTGCCGTCATAGGAGACCTGGTGGACCGTGTCGCCGAAATAGTTAACAGGTCCGGTGCAGTTTAGGTGGATGTGGGCCGTCACGATGTCGCAGATATCGGGCAGACCCGTGGCGTCAAACGGGGTCATCGCTCGGTAGATGCCATAGGTCACCCCGTTCCAGAACTGTCCGACACTCCAATACGATAGACTTATAGAACTGAGGGTTCCCGAAGTCGCGTTGCGTACCGTGGTGTAGTTGGCACCGTAAGCACGGACGTCGTTGTCGTTGGTCCCCGCCGTCACGGGGTCCAAGTTCGACGCCGCCATGAGCGGCGCGAAAACGAACCCCCTGCCGAACTGAAGTGGCGGTGGCGCGACGCACTCCTGCGTCCAAGAGTCCACCCACCTGTCACCCCGACGGACGCGCGAGACGTGGCGGACGCGCTGCCACTTGCCAGACGCCAGGTGGACATGGGCCCTATCAGCTTTAGGTCCAAGAGCATGCAAGGCTTCCTTCTCTGACACATGCCAAAAAGGTAGACCTGTACGCCTCGCCAGGCGATATGAAAGCAGGTTAAGGTCCAAGGGCCTACCTAAAAGCAGTTACTTTAATAGTGTATGCAATACCCTCACCCACACCTAATTCTTGGGGTGTATGAGTAGCTCTTATCAATATCTCTCCAGCAGTTGCCGCGTTGAACAAGCAAACTTCTGTAATGGTCTTCCCAACTGTGACTATAGTGACAGTACCCGTGACCTGGTAGGTATCACTGGCTGTGGTCACAGTCACCACAGAACTAGTACCTTCAGTACGATCCTCAGCAGCAGCGTTTTCTAGACCGCTATTTCCAACTGCAGGATCTGTAGTGCCTATACCCCAGCCGATATGGTGTGGCTCAAGCCCTGTCCCCTTTATCCTTCCGGCGATTACGGTGAGCCCGGCGTTCGGTACCATCGCGGCTACCAATTCTAATCACCTCTTTTCCGAGGTCTTGTTCGCTACGAGAGATCACACCTAAGTCTATCCGGGTGCCATCTCTGAGAATCTTTACAGCTTCAACTGTCACACTTACCTTACCTGTGAGATTGAAACTCACATTAAACCCTCCTTAGAGAATACCTCACCCAGAGCCAAACCAACTTGCCAGATATAAGAGTGGTAGTGAAAAGAACCCTGGTGTTCACAGGGAAAGAGACTCCACCAAGATTGTCTCCACTATTGAACCTACCCGCAGAAACCAAACCTGTATCCTCTCCTATCTGGATTAGAGTCTGTGCAACTGTGCCTACATCTACTTCTCCGCAGGAGATTGAGTGGATTACCACGACGTGGTCTGCGAGTGCGTGTATATCAAATACCGCGGCAGCTCCACTTGTAGATACTGTGAGTATAGAGTTGACAACTTCTCTGTCTTGGAGAATACTCTCTATCATAGTGTCACTCCTTCCTAAAGGAGAGAGGCCAGGTCGTCATCCCAACCTCTCTCCCCCTGGTTAACTGCTAGGTGTCTCTTCAGGCTCTTTCTTAGGTTCCTTCTTCTCTAGCTCTATCAGCCACCGATTACTCTCCTGGATGGCCCCCGTCACGAAATTGAGGCGGGATAGGACGACTTGATGCTCTTGAGAGAGGGCCGCAATTCGTGCTTGAATCATCTCCTTGCTAAGACGAGGCATTGACTGCCAACGCCCTCCATGTTCCGGGAGTCCCAGCCGTGGTGCACTGCCAGCCTGGGGATCCTCCAGAAGCTCCTCCAGTATTGTAAACTATATCACCCTGTAGTGCCGCGACGGTACCACTAGGCGCAGCAGCAGCCCACTTGAAGCTGTTGCCGGTTGAGCCACGGAAGTCAGCCTTCTGAACCGTGGCACCATTACAGTCGAACGGGTAACCCCAGCCGATGTTGGCTCCAGAATCTCCGACCACATAACCTGAAGTTATGAAAGTTCCTAGCGAGGCGTTCAGGTTACGGAGCCGCATACCGAACTCGAGGGTTGCTACCGCGCCTTCGTTTTTGAGAACAAGGTCTAGTCCACTGAACTCATCAGTGACCGTTCCATAGTTCTCTGCTGTAAGAGTTAGAACTCGGACGGTTGCAGCGGTAGAACCACCCTTGTTGTTTACACCTAGGTTGTGTTCAATCATGCCTAGCAGACCATAGTTAGTAACCTTCCCGTTGAGGGCCCTTAGAATATACCCTACTGACTCCGAGGAGTTTATGGCTGCTAGTTTCAGTAGATCATCGTAGCAGTCACCAGAAGTATCAGCTCCTTCTGGTCTCTCAGCCTCGATGTCTATAAACCGACCCTTGGTCCCAGCACCACCAATGAAGAACAGATCTTGCCCGTCTATGTGCCAGCCACGGTAGTTAACACCGGACTCTGGCGCAACCCGGACAGGAAGAGATGTTATGTTGGTGATGTAGAGTTCACCGTCAGGTCCCACAATCATTACTTCATGGTCTTGTTCTCCTACCCACAGACCATGTTGACTGACGATCTTCTGAGTCCTGGAGAATAGAGCATCAGTACCCACTTGTTATCACATCCTTCCTGAGAGGGAGGGGCTAGAGTTTTTAGGCCCTAGCCCCCGGCCCCGAGATAACTACCCAGCAACCTCTGATCCAACCCAGCCACGCCAGTTAGAGTGGCCAACGCCGAACCTTTCGTACCCAGCCCACTTGTAAGTTCCCACGTCGAAGATCTGGGTCTTCTTCGACTCCACAGGTATCCTCCACCAAAACACGATGGTGTCATCCATAGCACCTGTGTCCTTGATGAACCAGTTGGTTGCGTCTGTGAGGTAGTCAAGCGGGTATCTGTTACGGACCTTACCAGCCACTACGTTCTTCGTGTTCTCGTTCGACCACGGGGTGGTGGGAGTGTCCAGCATCTCAAGAACCTTCCACTCTAGGCCGGTGGGGAAGTAGAGATCCACCTGACCACGGAAGGCACTCTCCTTAAGGCCCGCATCAGAGACCTGAGCCCTGCCGAGACTGATAGCACTCTTCAGCCCGGTGAGACTCAACTCCTCGGTGAGACGGTTACTAGCAGTTCCGCCGAGGTTTCCATAGAGCGGATGGGAAGCAGAGCAGAGAGGTACTCCGTCATACCCAAGGCGACTGAAAGCTAGGTTGAGCACGTCAGCCGCGATTATTTCAACCGTGACCTGAGCTCCACGAGCCATGGCCTTCGGCAGCTTGCCGATCACATCATACATAGCGTCATCGACAAGTTCTCTCTCGACCTGAGCACCCATGCCGTATGCCTTGTGGAGATACGTGACAGGCATACCCATGTTGATAGCCTCATACTTAACCCCAGCCAATGGAGCCTTCTCTTCCCATTGACCGAGATCAGCCACGTGGTGATCGTACTCAGCGTATTTGCCAGACTTCTTGACGGTGCAGAACGACTTATACTGTTCGGGAAGCAAAGCCCAAGTCATGAAGAAGATCTGGTTCCACTTGGGATCGAACAGCTCTGTGAAGTTCTCACTCGTCATAAATGGATTGGTTGCCATTAGTGTTCACCTCCCATTAGTTGCTAGGTTAGCCTGTTAGCCCGAGGGCTATGGCGCTTTCCTTAATCACTACACGAGCTGTCTTATTTGTGTTGTCGTAGCCCACGAGGATCATGGACGCGGACGTAGTATCAGGATCGATGGAGTGGGTATCAGCCTTGATATCAAACGCAGACCCTATGTCTGTAGCAGCGAAGGTTTTCTTAGTGCCTCCCTGCCAGACAGGGACCTCCCACTCGACACCACCAGCATAGATCACCTGAATCCTGTCGTCGGCATCGCGAGTACCACCAACAACAAGACCAGAGCAGGCGATCCCCATGATAGTGCCAGAACCAGGAGCGTTCGCAGCTTTAGAACCCATACCGGCAGAGATGACTACTATATCACCTTTAACGATAGTCTGGTTGATATTGATGGGCACGAACTCGCCGGAGGGATCGCTCCCTACTCTACCTCTTGCCTTGCGATACATCCATCCAGCCACTGTGTTTCACCTCCTTTACTTCTTATCCTTCTGAGACTCAATGAAAGCCTGGTGTTGTTCGATGTTCGTGATTTTAGAATACCTCATGTAATCGCCTTCACTCATGCCCAGGAAGCCAGCAGCACTCTTTTGTGTTGCTGTCAGGGTCACAGTAGCAGCTGGGAGTTCTCCCCCAGCTCCTTCTATGCCGCCTAGGTTCATCCTTTCCTGGACTTTAGCCTCAATGAGTCTAGGCATATCAGCTTGGAGTTGGCGCAGGGTTTTCTCTCCCTGGCTCAACATGAAAGCCTCTCTCAAGCTGGAACCGCCTCGGTTCGCCTCTCGGATTACTTCACTCAAGACCTGAGGATCTTTTAGTGAAGCATATAGAGGATCATCCCTTAGCTCTAGGGCAGTGGTACGGTGGTCAATCTCTCTTGTAGACCTCGTGCTCTCACTAATCCTGACATCCCTCGCAGAGAACTCTTCTAGAAGATTAAGAGGGATACCAGTCTGACTGGATCTATTTGTGAGATCACGTTTCTGGTCTGCCTCGTCCATCTGCTTTAGAGCTGCTTTCACATCCATTCCTGGAGCCATAGCAATCAACTTCCGCCCCAGCTGGGTGTAATCCTCATCCGCACCCACTCGGCCACGAACGATACCCTCAACATCTTCTTTGAGGAAGTAATCCGTACCTCTGATACCTGGGGCGGGGCTACCCCCTGCAGCGCCCCCTCCACCCACTCCTCCTGGGCCCCCAACAACTTCGTCGCCCATTAGTCTCAGCTCCTTTTTTTACGTCGGCACTACCGACGAGATCGCGCCTTTCCGCGTTGTCAGCGGGTTTGTCCTACCCGCAGAGGGGATTACCTTGGTAGATTAAGTCCTAAAGCCGTCATAGAAACCGGAGGTCCCGGTGCCCCGTGATATCCACAGATAGGGCAGGTGACCATGCCTTTAGGTTCATTAAGCCTAACATCTCCGACAGCAACTCTCTCACACGCCCGGCATGTAGGAGAGTAGATTACCCTGTCATACACATCCCCATGATGCAAGAGATGAGATTTCAATGCGTGCTTGACATACTTAGGATTGATAGTCTTGGCCGCATAAAGTAGTTGGCGACCTACATGCGGTTTCTGTAAGGGACCTGTGATCTCCAGAATATCGGTTATCTTTACTGGTGCGAGCACTAGTAACTCCTCCTAAGCTGTAACGCCTGATAGCCCTGAGTTCATCCCACCAGGAGTCCCACCTGACTGCCCGCCCAACATGGCCATTAGTTTACCCATGAAGTCGGGACCTAGACTACTAAATAGTAGGTTGTAGTCAGGTGCCGCTCCCTGCGGCGGACCCTGTGGCATACCCTGCTGTGGAGCCTGTTCCTGTGGAGGCAGAGGCATCTGAGGCTTCTGAGCATTCTGCATCTCAGCCTGAAGCTGCTCTGCACTCTTGAGGGGAAGGGGCCACTTGATATGGTTCCTCAGGATGTCGCGGGCTTCTACTGGTGTTATGATAGAGCCGGTAAGTTCTATTAGGCTTTGATACAAGAAAGCCTTGTTACTTGGAAGCCCTGATCCTACAGAGACATGAATATCAAACATGGCATCTTTAGTTACCGGCTTACCATTCTCCATCAATGGAACTAGACTACCATCCCCGTTCACGGAAGGAGTGTGTCTCGGTATCTTTCTGAGATCTGTGCCCTTGAACCAACGATGCAGGGTACCGTCATCTATGACCCCGCGGATACGAAATGCTCTCTCTTCATCGAAGAACTCTTTAACCTGCTCGATGATCCGTTCAACTACTAGGTTGAAAGAGGCTTCCATCATCAATCTCTTGTGGTTGGACTTGACAAGACCTCTCTCCTGCATGGCGATAATAGCAGAGGCGGCCCTAACGCTCCCTGACTGTCTTCCCTGCAATACGTCCGGCCTGCTACTAATCATCTCCACTTCACGGAAAGCGTCGTTCCTACGGTTCAGGATGTAGGAAGGCATGTTAGGCGGAAGAACCTGCCTCCATGCGTCGTGGTTGGCAGCTGGGATCATGAGCCCCGGTGTAGGAGTCCACAGTTTCAAGTTAATCCCAGAGGCCCTATTGACCACAATCTGCAAGTTACCCATGAGCCTGGCATTTCTTAGGATCTGGTCGTCCAGGTCATTGATGAGATCTTGTGACGGCTCCAGGAAGTGTGGGTCCCCATCTCCCCACAGGACTCCTTCACGGAAGTAACAGGGAACAGGGATGAGTGGAAACTGTCCATACTTATAGATCTTTCTTCTTTTCTTCTTGCCTTCTGACGTTGTGGCTTTCTTACGGTAGATCTCCTGAGTGTCACGGAGGATCATAGGTTTCTTTCCAGCCATAACGTGGGCGATCCTCAAGCCACCATCTTCGTCTCGGACCCAGCACTCCAAGATTAAACAAGATCTCTTCATCCAGTTATTAAGAGCTCCCATGTTCTCGTCTTGGAAGAACCGAGGATTGTAGCTATCATCACCCATCGTTTCCTGAAGATCTACCCCAAACCGCCTCTTGACGTACTCATGACTGCGGTTTGTAGCGACGAAGACGAACTCACCATCCTGAACACCATCAATGCTTGACACTCTAGGATCCCAGAAAGTGTAGGCTGGATTGAGGGGAAGAACTTCTATGTTGCCTAGACCACCTAGAGCATAAGGGTTGTAGAAGACTTTCCAAGCGGCGGTCCCAAACTTCAACCTACTGCGCTCGAAACGGTCGAGCTTGATAGGCATGTTGTTCTTGTCAAGGACCCAGTGAACTATATCTGAGATAGTACCCGAGAAGAGTTGATCACTAGGTTCCTCGCCAGACATCACGAAGTCAAGCCCGTTGGCCACGAGGTCGGCTATCTGGCCTTCGATGGCGGGATGGATTATGTTGGTGTTAGACCCTGGGTCGTCCGCATCCTCAGAGGGATTCATCATACCTCTGTAGTATTTGTCATCCCTGGGCCATTGCGTATGTAAGCCTAAAGACTCCTTGTGTTCCCAGGATGCCTTGTAGGCTTCTATGAAGTCTTCTGCTTTGGTGAAGGCCATAGTTAAAACTCCTCGTGGATTCCAATGTCTGCTGGATTAGGTGTTTCCTTTGGTACCTCGCCTCTCCTCGGAACGATAGGACGAGTTTCTACTGTCGGGTCCCAGCTCGACTTACCGCGATCCCTATTCCTAAACGGCCAAGCTACTTCTTGCAAAGCTTTAGCATCCCTGTTAGTTGCTCTCCCGCGATCGAATCCCCACAGGACTAAGATGGCGCCTGCGAACATAAAGATAAGGTTTACTATCATCGTCACCAGTCATCACTCACTCCCATGAAGTAATCTTTAAGGTCAGGGTTCTTCTCTGCATCCAGATCTTCTAGATAACTCGGATGCATTTTGTCAGGATCCCACCCAGATACCTTTGTCTTTCTAACGGGACGAAGCGGGTTCAATCTACGATACAGAGGCTGAGATATTACTACATAACGGATGGCATCAGCCCCATGGTTGTCCTTCTTAGATGGCTTTTCATTAAACTCTTCGCCAGGCTTGCTGGCCATCCAGCGATAGTTTGAGATACTTTTAATTAGTCTAGTGCAATTATCAGTAATATACAACTTCGGCTTGCCTGTATGGTCAAGGATTAACGCCTGCGTAACTGCTGTTATACCATCTGACAAGTCATTATGTGCAGGGTCCAGAGAAACTCCGAACCGAGCGAAGTGGTCTGCCACAGTAAGTTTGATGACCTGTCCATTCGCACTCTGGGATAGGGCCCTTTGTCTGGTAGATGGGTCGGCCCAGACTCGTCTGTACCCACGGGTACGCATGTGGGCCACAACTTTAGCTACGTTAGCTTCAGCCTCGTAAAACTCGTCTACTATGTATATCCTACCGTCAGGTGAAATCCGTGAGTAGGCTACGACAGTAGGAGATGCGATACCAAAGTCGAAGCCGGCCTCTCCAGGCCACAACCTCCAGCCTTCAGGTAGGGCAAGGCGGTCAATTACGTGGACTTTTTCGTCGAAATGGGTGTAGATCTGACCTTCAAATGCGTCGAAAGAAGCGTGCAGGAACCTTGCCACCCAGGCTTTGGGGAATTTGTTGAGACGTTCGAGATAACCGGGTTCCAGGTGCTGGGCATTCTCTTCACTCCTAACCGTGATGCCCCAATACTCGTCAGGGTCAATCTTGGCTTCGTTATCAAAGAACCAGTTGTAGATCCAGTCCTTGCCTCCAGAGTTGCTTGTAACCCAGCCAACATAGGGGCCCCTACTACCACGTTGGATACGAGCTTGCAGTGTAGTCCACACATCCTCAGGGACCTCTGAACCATCAGGTTCATGGGCTTCATCTATCCAGAACCAGTCAAGATCGGCCGAACCGAACTGTCCAGGATCGTCTAGGTGACGGAAGACGATCTCAGAATACAAGCCGGGGACCCCTGTCTTGACCCACAGGTGGTTTTCAGTTTTATTCCAATGGTGGATCAACTCAGCCGGGAAGACCTCGAAGAATTTCTTCTGGGTTGTGTCTTTTAGAGCTGTGGAAGTCAATCTACCTATCAAACCGTAGCTTCCGGGATATAATTGAGTGATCTTTAGAGCTTCCCGAGCTCCTAGATGGGTCTTTCCACAGCCAAAGCCGCCGATTACGGCTCTAAACCGGGCCTTGGACTGATGAAACTTCCTCTGCCACTCCAGAGGCTTGTATCCTTGGCCGATTATCTTAACTCTTTGGCTTAGGGGCACGAGTTGAGGCCTCCGTGTCTCTGTCTGAGAGCTCGTCAGGAGAGAAGATTACGGTTACTGAGGCCGCACCTACGTCTAGTTTTGCCTCAAGCTTCGGGTTATACTTCTTGGGATGGTAAGCTTTGAGAAAAGTAATCATGAGGGCATCAGACTTTCTCTTGGCGCGTCTGATCCCAATAACTTCCATCCCCTCAATAAAGATAAGCTCACAGTCTTGGACCCTGTCGGCGAAGTTCGGGTACTTAACCTCCCAGTCACGGATCGTCTTAGAGGAAACACCAGCCTCGTGGGACGCCTTGTAACGTAAACCTGTGGTAGCGTAAGCCCGGAGGAAGTGGTTCATGGCGGCGAGGCGCTCACGTTTCTGAAGCTTCTTGCCGGGCCCACTTGAGGAACGGAATTTCTTGGCCGCTGCATCCTCAGGAGATAGTTTTGAGTAGGCAGGCATCTCCGAGTTCACCTCCTTTCCACAGGAAAGAGGCTCGGTTTTCAGGTTGTGAGCCCAAAAACCATAAGCCTCTGTGCCCTAACTATACATTATAACTGAAAACTCGTCAACCTTTTCTCCTAAATTGGTTGAAACTCGTCATTATACCTGTCCAAGTTCGACATATCTAAGGGGTATTAAACCTAAACTCCTAAAAACTCAAGGTTTGGTTACATTTCGACATGTCGAAGGGGTCTTATCACGAAGCTTTCTGAAAAATAGGGGTTTGACATATCTAAGGGTATCCCAAAAGGATCCTTTTTACAGTTTGAAAATCAGCTCCAGTCAACTCGTTATTATTGGCTGTCGTCGTCTAGCCTGCGGGGTGCAAGGGGGTGGGTCGTTTGGCCGTATGGCTAGGTCAGGTCTGCTCCTGTTGTGTGTGTCTGCTCCCGTCCTCTGGTCTGGTCCTTCCCATGCTAGATAGGTGAATGAAAATAAATATGGACAGGAAGAAGGATAAAGGAGGAGGAGCAGGGAAGCCTTACGGCGTAAGGCTGCAAGACCGGACTTGGCCAGGGACAAGACGGACAAAGAGGAGGTAAAGACGAAATGGCACAGGAGGACAAGACACCGAAGACACCGCAAGCGCAGGCTATGCCTGTTCCACAGACTGAAGAGCAGAAGGTCTTCGCTGCTATTTGGGCGAAGGTCAAGGCCACGGGCATAGACGATGCAGGCCAGAAGGTCTACACCGTCAAGAGTTACGAGCCAGCTATTGGCTGCTCGGGCAAGCAGATACGTGCCAGGTTGAGGAAGAATGCCGCCTACAATGACGGCACCTACACCAAGTATTACTGGCACGAGAAGGAAGCGAAGGCTATGCTGGTCTGGCTTCTCAGGCAGGTTGCCAGCATGTCCTCCGGTCGGGCAATCGTTGATAGGTTGCCCACGTAAGGACTAGCTAGAGGAGGGGAGGATGCCCTGGCATCCTCCTCTCCACCAAAGAGGAGGTAAGACGAAATGCCAGTCAAGGACAAGTTTTATGAAATGGTCTTAGCGGAGAGGAACAGACTGGCCGAGACTATGGCCGCAGAGGAGGACGTAAGGCGAGGATACTACCCGCAGGCGCAGGTTATCCAGACTAGGAAGGACGGTCATCCTTCCTACCTGGAATTGGCCGAAGGAAAGACCTGGCCGCCGGACGGCCTACCCATGTATTGGCCGACTACCGGAATTCGTCTTCAAGACCTGGACGACACCGAGACTGACCTAGCAGTCATTCTAGCAGAAACGTCTAACGCCGTCCTAGACGGTCAAGTGTCTGTTGTGAAGATATACTCCGACCTGCTCCTGCTTGTCGCGTGGCTACGTCAAGACGGTCTTCTGTAGACCGTCCACAGGCAAGGCTAGGTCTTTACGACTAGCCTTGCCTTTTTTTTTGTCACATGGCCAGAACCGCCTGCCGTGACATCGAACCCTGCCTCGCCATGCCATCCCCCGTCATCCCTGACCAACCCCGCCATGCTAGTCTTCGTCTTTTCCTCTAGAGTCCTGCGGATCTGAGCTCGGCGCTCCCCTGATCCTCGAGGATCTCAGCTCCGGGCCCATGATCCTCTGGAGCTTCTTCCAGAGCCTGTGGATCTCAGCTCGAGGGTTCTAATCCGAGCCAACTCTTCTCGAGATGGAGGATTGGAGCTCCGATCCGAGCCAACCCATCTGGAGATGGAGGATGTGGGCCCTCAACCCATCCCCGTGGATTGAGGATGTGGGTTCTTGAGTCTGGGGATAGGTAGTTTTGAGCTCAGAACCTAGGATCCACTGGAGCATCTTCGGGATCTCATCCGATATGTCAAAGCCATCCCTGGGATGGTGGATCATAGCACCGATCCGATCCAACTTCTCTGGAGATTGAGATCCTAGCGCCTGCTAGGGATGATGGGCTGGCAGCTGTAATGGGCCGCGAGGATGTGAGCCGTGAACCGCCCAACTGTAAGGGCATACAATCCGAACGAATCCGTGAGTTTCTCATCATCGGGAACCCAAAGGGAAGGAGAATAGGGTTTCTAAAGGAGTAGTAAAGGTGATTGGGTTTTGATATGCTGATAGTAGCAATTGCATGGCAAGGACAAGAGCTCTGGAGCTTCGACGAAGGGGGGTGAGAAAACAATGGGTTCGAGGAAGAAAGAGCCGGCAACCCCAGAATGGATGGCCGAGCTTGAAGAGCTCGAGGATCTAGTAACCACGATTATCAAGGGCCCGGAAGAGAAAGAGTTCTGGGTTATAGAACACTGCAAACACTGCGGCGCCAAAACACGCAGGCATGTGTCAAAAGGTGAGCTCCTAAACGCCTTCCATGACAAAGAACACCGGAGGATCAAGGGTCTGTTGAACCTTGGTCAGCTAGAGTTCTATCGAAGCACAAGGGTTCCGTGTGAAGACTGTATGCGGAAGCCCGAAAGGCCGAGTCGTCTTATCCCTAAGACTGTGACAATCACAGGGTTCGACAAGGCCCACAGGGATATACCAGTCATGCAACTCGAAATGCCTGCGGCTCAAAGACTGGTGAAACTTGTAGGCCCACGGACAAGATGGTCAGTCGGCTCCTGTGTTGTGACAGACAGGCTCCCAGAATGACATATCTAAGGAGGTTGTGAAGAATGGAGCTCAAAGAGGATCTAGAGCTGCTAATCCAACGGGCTAACGAGAAACAATCTACTCGGGATCCGAACCAGCGGATGGTAGTGGAAGTCAAAGGGGAACACCTGACACTCACGGTTGAATATGACAAACCCCTTGAAGCTCAGGTCAAAATTCACATCAGAACCCTCAAGCACCAGACGTTCAAGAACCTCATGCAACTGATAACCGAGGTAGTCAACAACCCCGAGCTCTATGCATGGCAGGACCTCGACATCTGCGAGTGGCTCATAGAGCTTCACTACAACGATGAGGCTCTTGATGCCTGGGCTTCTGCGGGTGTGATAGACTACGCTTCCTAGGTTCAAAGAAACACCAGAACTAGGGGGGTTAGAAGAATGAAGCTCACAGACCTAGTGAAACACCCGAACGTCAGTAAGGTGGAGCTCTCAATGTCCATCAACCCAGAGGATGGTAAGCTGGTGGCTACGTTGCTAGTGCTCAGAAGGAAGAACACCATGATACTCGACGTAACCCTGGACCCGGAAACCTACGAGGTAGTAGGGGACTCTGTGTTCTACAATGAAATAGAACACGGGGCTGATGAGCCCACATTCTCTAACGAAGCTGCATTCCGCGTGGACCTGCTACCTCAGATACTCAAGGATAAGAGCCTTTGAACGACGAATACAAGGAGGGTTACGAGGATGCCAAGGAAGAAGAAGCCACTCTGGGAAAGGAACCTAGACTTCCCGGGGATCATCCGGGACCTGCTAGAATGGGGGCACGGAAGCGGCGATGAACTCTGGGAATACCTCGCCGACAGTTGCAAGCTCGGAGAGTCAAAGGCTACCCGGATAATGAAACTTCTTAGGGAAGCTGATAACGCGGCTTACGAGCTCGGATGGCTCAAGTAAGACTAGAACACAAGGAGGAATAGAGGATGCACGAATACCGCAAGGTCACGAGGGAATACATGGAAACCAGGTTCAACGACCCCAAGAACTTCATGGATGGAGGGAAGTGGAAACGCTTCGACATCCAGGAACTCGTCGGGGTCTGGGAGAAGGCAACAGGATGGGAGTTTGACAAAGAAGGCGATAGGCGAGGTGAGCTCCCCAACCCTGTTGACGAAATCACAGGCATAATCGGTGAAGCCTCTAGGGCTCTCGACTGGCTAGGTATCTTCCGGGAGCACAGTGGGAAGACAATCACACATCACTGGATAGACATGAAAGACGAAACCCCGAGGGAAGCTACACATGAACTTGTTGATGCCCTCTGGGTTGACATGCGTTTGCTTCCCTACTACCTCGACCTGCTGAGCCGTGTGGGAACGTGGGACTTCGATGAACTCGACTCAGCTGAGGGATTCGATGCCCAAGTATACATCTTGGCCCTGATCCAGAGTGATGATGACATTGATTACTCCAGCGGCTTCGTCAGCTCGATACTCGAAGCCATCAATGAACTCGTAGAGCCCAAGAACTAAGAAACAGGAGGTACAGAAGATGCGAAAGACCATCAGCTTCAAGGAATTCCAGGCCGGGCTCGAAAAGATCCCGGGCACGGGGGACGGAGGATATACTATCAATTCATACTCGGAACCCAAGACACTCCTGGCCCTGGTGAATGAATTCTCTATCGTGGTTGATATGGAGCACGGGTGTGTCTCATACAACCCCGATGAACTGCCTACGTCCATGAGGTTCCTGGATCTGATGTTTGACTTACAGGAACTTGATGAAAATCAGATCTACAACGTAGGCGAGGACAGAGATTACATCGGTCCCACATCACTCCAGAAATACGCCAAGTATTACGGGCTCCAAGATGATAGTGGGGATTATGCTATCGCATATCCTTCAATCATCGTAGAGGCTCTACTGAACCTGGAACCCATGGCAAAAGCAATCTACCTACGGATCCGGGATCGCAAGTATTCATACCCGGTAGAAGACTAAGCATCTAGGCTCTAAGGATTCAAGGGTTCTTCACAGCCCTGACTTCTAGGACGACTGGAGAGCCGTCGAACCAAGACAGAGGAGGATGCGGAGAATGGCAAAGACCTGTCGTTGTATTGACTGTGGTAAGGAGAAGGTTCCGGCTGAGATCATCGAGGTCAATGGCAAGAAGGTTGGCGTATGCCGGAGGTGTCAGAAGACACACGAAGCCTTCGAGCAGAAGATGAGGGAGCTGAAGAAGACAGAGATCGCTAGCTAGGAAACCTAGAAATCCACGAAGGGAGGTGAACACAATGCAAGCTCATGAGGATGTTATCACCCAGCAGTTGATAATACCCGACTACTCACCGGGCTGCTTCTATGTCCTGATAGATCTCCTCATCCGCGAGGGTAATGGAGATAAGGGCGACAGTCACTATCAGGTCTGTGAGTTCGCGGTAACTGGGAGGCTCATCCAGGCTGTCGTGATGCAGGATGCGCCAAGTCCCCTCAACATCCCAGCATGTCTGGTCATAGATCCTGGCCATTCATTCCCTGGCCAACCTAACCCACAATCACATCGCACTCTCGTCATCCAACTGAACACCTTAACCGAATGGCTCTTCAAGGACTGGACAGGCAGGAGCCTGGCAGAAGAAACAGTGATTAATGAGCTCAAGGAACTCTACTACCATCGTCAGATGTCATAGGGAATCAATCCACAGAAGGGAGGTGAACATACATGGTAGACGACCGCAAGGCTATAGACGATGAGGGCCGCACACACACCAACACCGAAGGCACGAGCCCGAAGTGGAGAGGTTATCCATGCACATACGCCCGGCTAATTGAGTTTACATTCATCACCGTAGAAGGCTGGGCCTTCATCTACACACGTGATGACCCGTACCACTTCGGTGTTCGTGTTCAGGACCCAGAAGGCGACGTGGTCGAAAGGGTCAGCATAGACCTACAGACCGCGGAAGACATCCTCACGTCTCTAGGGCTCGGCGAGCAAGTCATCGGATCTATCTAGGAGGAACATACATGCCAGGACCAGCAACCACAGAAGAGAAGATCCGGATGCTAGAAGCGGCGATCCACGATGCCGAATGGCGCATAGGGAGCTACGCAGTCGGTACCTCAATGGCTATGTCAGACCCCTACATACGCACCCAGATCCAGAAAATCATCGTCTGGTCTGAAGCTGTCATCGAGCTCATAAAGGCACTAGAGGTGGGGAAGATAGAACTGAGGACTCAGACCAAGGGGGGAAAGTAAACATGAAGGTCAAAGTAGGGTACTGGCGTAAGCTATCCAGAAGTTCAAGGATCCTCAGGCTGTGGGCCCTGCAACAGAAGCAGGTTCTTCAGGGTACTGCAGCCCTGGTCATGAGAGTAGGATGGAGGGGTGAGAAGGCTTGAAGATACTGAGATGTATGGAATGTGGAGCGATACTCTATAGAAGAACCGTGGAGTGTATCGCACTCCAAAAGATCGATGAAGGTGGTCTTTACGATGACGAGACCGAAAGGGTAATACGGGTCGTTTCGATCTTGTGCTACGAATGTAACAATGACAAACTCGAAAGGTTCGAGGAGACTGACAACGACGACGGAATGGAGGGCCCTAAATGACGTTGGACAGGCGTTGACGTAAGGTTCGGGGAATGATATAATGTAATTGGACAAGCAAGGCAATATAGGGATTGGGGAAGGAGGTTATGGAGAGCAGGCGAGGCTTGAAAACATGAAGGAGGGTGAACACCATAGACGAAAAGAAAGCTTGGGAGGCAAGAAGAAAGGCAAGATGGGCTATCAGGACTGAATTCCGCAAGTATGTGATGGAAGTCCTAAACTGCCACAGGGAAAGAGAAGCAATGGATGTCATCCAGAGGATAGACACGGATCTGGGTATGGAGGGTGGCTCAGACCTAGAGATTATCGAGGAGTGCCCTCCAACAGACTTCATCAACTCAATGATCCGAGTCTATATCATAGATGCCATCACCAGGGTGGCCATGCAGGTGCGCGAAGGTGAGACAGATATAGGTATCCGGGAAGGGTTGGTCCAGCAACTGTCTGTAGTCTGGTCAGTCTCAAGAGTCCCCGGCTGTGACAGAGAACAACTCTGGAGGGGCATAGAGGATGCTCTAGACGAGCTCTTCAGCCCCAAAAACGAAGATGTTAAGCTCAACAGGTAAAAAGAGAGGAGAAGCCTGATGAAGGAAGTCCTCGCTATAGCAATAAGCGTCTTCGCTGGAACAATATGTGGCACCCTTATAGGGCTCTGGCAGGACCGGAGACGGAAAGAGAAGAGGGTTAAGAAGTTAAGCCAATGGTGGAAAGACAACCCTGTAACCAAGAAGTAAGGACCACAGAAGAGGAGGGACCATGATGCCCCTGCCGTGCGAAGAGACATGCGAGAACGTTGTGAATGGGCGTTGTCAGCTCGTAGTTTTCATCGAAGCGGTATACCCATTCTACAAGAAGGACATGGAAGAGATAGGAAAAGTGCTCGAGACCGACGAGATAGAGATGAAAAAACTAGCTATATCACTCGAAGAATTTGATCCAGTACTCGCAGCAGCTCTGATACTAAACCTCACACCGGTCGAGGAACACATAGAAGCGTTCCGGAGAAAAAGAATGATGGCTGAACTTGCCAGAGGCGCACAACTCAACTAACCCACTAGGGGTGGTAGGGCTAGCACATGTCTTACCACCCCTAAGAAGGAGGACAAAGGATGACTCATTGGAGCCCACAGTTAGCGACGTTGACCCACCTTCTGACAAAGGGGAAGTCTGTCCGCGAGATAGCAAAACAACTAGATATACCTAAGAGTACAGTATTCTACTGGCTCAAGTATGCAAAGAAACCCTATCACACACAACAGCTCATAGATAGATACTTGACGGTGAACAGAGCCGGAGCATCCTCGAAAGGAGGAAAAGCACGGGCTGACAAGCAGAGGAGAGAAGCGCTTGAAACTGGTGCCCCCAAAAATACAGGAGAAGAGGATTAATCAAGCCCGCTAGGGGGCGAAGGGGTGATACAATGGAGGTAGCCCAAGGCCAAGTACTCTACTACATCACAATAGGATTGTCAATACTAGTGTTCATAGCTGTCATAAAGTTCATCATCTGGCCGTTCGCTAGGTTCCTCAGTCATTACTACCGAGAGGAGGGCCACAGGTGAATAAAGGAGACTGTGAGGAGCGAGGAGTCAAGGTCCTAAAGCAGATTGATAACGTCGTGATCTGTCTTTGGGAGGGACGAGCTCAGACTTTCGTAACATGGAGAATAGATCTTGAGGGGGAGTTCAATCTGGGGCATTACTTCGGTGATATCGAAGATGCTGTGAGGGACTTTCAGTCCAGGGTATCAGTAGGAAGGGGGATTACACATGAAGAGAAGTGAGAACGGTCTTTACTGGATCCTAGACAACGGGGTTAAGGTAATGGTGTGGCTCCCTCTATACGAGGATGAACCACACAAAGAGCTCGGGTTTATGACTGACGACATCGAGACCATCAGCAGCTTCCTTGTAGAGACGGGCTGGAATGGGCTCTCCTACCATGAGGTAGAGAGTGGGGGGAAGCCAGCTCTGGTCGTCTACCTCTCCTACAGATACGTAACAAAGGAGGAAGCTCGAGTAGTCGCCGAGGAAGAGATGAAGTACCAAGAAGAGTCGGAAGGGATAGCCGCTGACCTGACAAACGCCATCGAGAAAGAGATCAAATCAAGGAGGCGTGGAGGGAGAGGGATATAGGTGAATAAAGCGCAGAGGACAAGGTTCAAGGCTATACTCAAGGAGATCAGGGAGATGGAAGAGATGCCAGACGCGGAAAGAGAAAGAGAGCACCTGAAGAAAACCGAAGAGTTCTACCAATCAGTTCTATTCTTCATGGGTAAGTTCCACAGGTTCATCGAGAAACTTGGTAGACCTTGTCCCTACGGCGAGAGCGACGTAGAAAACGCCTTACAGGACCTAGGCAACGCGAAGGCTGATATAGACAGACTAGACTACCTAGTTCAAGGATTCTACAAAGGAGCTGTTGAGGATTGAGTACAACAGTAAAGACGGGAGACCTAATCGAACTGGTAGAGGCTGCTGAAAGAGTGAACCAGGACTACAAGCATACCATGAACTACGTCACAAGCGACGGCGCAAAGAAAGCAGGGACTGCGCTTTATCTGAGACTGGAGAGCGCTATCGAAAGGATCAAGGACTCGGATTAGGAGGAACAATGACATGAGGATCAAGCGAGGAATGAGATTAGAGTATCAGAAGTATGTCAGGATCAACAGCAAAGATGCCTATAGCAAGGCTGTGGCAACCTATGGAGAGAGATGGGCCGAGCTCATGGAAGCCCAACTTGCTGCCGGAAAGACCATAGCAGATTGCGCTGATAGTACCTCTCATGAGGCAGATACTGAAGGTATCACAGGCTTCATGCATGGGTGTGCTGTAAAGGCCCTGTCTAGGTTCTGGGGCCATGGAGAGGCACTTCGGATCTGGCATAACCTAGACACTCAACTTCAGGATGAGGGTGTAAAGGCCAACGAGAAACCTGG